CATTATCTGGATTCAAGAACATCTCCTCCATTGACATTAACACACTATAAAAGTCTGCCGGAATAACTGTTTGAAGCAATTCATTATGACATTTTACAATTTCTTCTACTTGTTTAACTGTTTCATTGTATACAAATAGATTATTCAATGTCATCTTCATCGTAACATCACCTTTGTAATTAGCAACCTCACCAAATGTAAATCCTTCACTAACCGGATGGCCAAATGGATTAGGAACTAAATCAGTTGCATTATATGGAAGGTCTTCACCTTTTGGAAAATACAAATGAGTAAATACCATTTTATTTAACTGAGGTGAATGTAAATACGTTCCATATACAGGATACTGTCCCGGGGATGATGAATCCGTCGATACTTGTATTCTTCCGCCATGATATTTGTTAAGCATCTTCTGAAAGAAACTCAACATAAAGAAATCCGATATCTTTGAAATTCCTAATACGTGTACATATTGATTTCGTAGTTTATCAAATTCTCTATGCTTTAACATAGGTGCCAATGCTGCAAAGAACATGGTAACTCGTTTCTGAGTACCTCCTATACACCAACCATTAAAGTCAAAATCTTTAACACGGTTGTACCAGAACTCATATTCATCGACATTGTTTCCTTGTATTACATTAAGGAATTTACATTTACCGCTTTGGTTTTCTGAAAAGTATTTAAAGTTATCATAACTAATATCTAGACATTCGTAGAACTTTCCATCGTATTTAGCACGAGGAGGAATATCTAAATTAACACCTAAATCACAATTTGCTTCTAACCAATTAAAAATTGTTTCTTTAAACTTCGGATCCCATTTAATTGCACCGGTGGCTAACTGGAATCCTCCGGAATCGCCTAATACCAATACATCATCGTCTAATCCATAACGTTGTCTTGCATCCATCCATTTATAATGGTGACCTGCGGTGATTAGGAAATATGGATGTCTCCATCTTTCCGGAAAATCCTTTGAATAAAATCTACTAGTAAGACCGGGCTTGACTTCTTTATTATTTTTGAAGTCACCGGCACAGCCACCAGCAGATAAGGAAGGATAATAAATTAAATCTTTCATGCGAAATTAATCTCCAATTGTTTGCTATTTACTTTTTCAGTCTCTAATAATGCCTCACACAATTCACTCTCATGCCATACACATATTTCATTTGAATAATCATTGGCGATGATATATCCTTCCATACGTCTACCTAAATCCGATTTCTCTACAATATCATAATGAGTGCGCGGAGATAATATTGACCTACTTAAAACAAGTATAGCATCTCTCCAATCAAATGCTTTATACATTCGATCACCATCAATGAATTCAGGGAATGATCTGAAATTTGGATACACTATATCAGCACCAAATGTAGTTGCTTCGATAACCGTCCATGATACATAATCTTGTAACGATGTATTGAATTGTATTCTACAAGTTGCTAATTCTGTATAATATTCTTCTTTGGTAAGTCCTTTTAACAATTTGAACCTAGACTCTCTTTGAGCTAATTTGTTCATTGCATCAATGACACCAGGTAACATTGATCTAAATTCTTTTCCAGATGTAGTTACATGCCATTCCCAACTCGGATTCAATTTCAAAAATTCTTCTGCTACTTTCAACATAAAGAACGGATTCTTCTCTTTATCAAAACGAGATGAATATACAACTACATTTTGTTTATTTGAAAATCGGTCCGGTGTATACATTGGCAATTTAGCTAATGTAGCTTTTTTATGAATTGGCAATGATACCACATGTATAGGCGCAGTAAATCCAGCTGCTCTCAATTGTTCCTTATGAACCGTCGATCCTACAAATATACCAGTCATTCGTTTATCTAAACCTAATTCATAATGACGCATCCAATTGCTCATTGGATATGTAAAATCATACTCATCAACTGATTGCGCATGTAACATTGCATACACCTTAACATTGATTTTATATAAATCCAATGCATACCAAATAGCATCTAATCCAGGCGTCCAATAATCTTGCAAGTAAATAATATCACCATCACGAACCGTACCATCATAAATCATTTTCAAAAACGATTCACATTGAGTAAGACTATACTTACCACGACCGATCGCATCTAATACAGCTCCTACTTTAATTTCCTGATCAGGATCAAACTCTCCTTCTACTTCAATAAATTCAAGTCGATCTTTATACGGTTCAAATGTAGCCGGCATCCATTCTTTACATAACTGGTATGTATAACGAGCTTTAAGAGGCTCTAATCCAAAATAAAATAATCTTCTTTTCATTGTTCTATTCTATCAAATTTATAATCATCTGGATTAATTTCCATAAGGTTGCATTTCATTATCTGATGTACTCTATACCAACCTGCATCGATTGATAATGTATCAGTCTTTTTAAGTTTAGCAACATTAGGATCTGCAATACGATAGATGATATGTGCCCTATTGAATACAGACATCGGAATCTTTTCAAAGGTCTTTGCATTTGCTTCAATCGTAACATACTGCTTAGTTTCTAAAATACTATGAATTTCTTTCCAATTGTTATGTACACAGCACATTTCAATGTATTCAATTGTAAAATAGATATGAGGATATTCATGATAATTTTCTGGTACCTGACCTCTAACAAATACCGTTTCGATATCAGACAATCTGCCTTCTACCTCTTTACCGTACCAATAACTCTTTCCGTACATATTTTTAATTTTGATTTAATATAATAACTATTTTTCAAATGTCCTAATTAAAATGAGAAAAACTTTCCTAAATTATTATTCTCAGGAACCCTACCCCAATTTAATGCGCCATAAAAATCGTTAAGCTTGTTTTCAAATGCAGACTTAAATACTTTATCATAATCAATATGTTGTCTAACAAAATCCATTATGACATCTGGATCTTCAGAACCTTTAATAGCTACTTGTTGTAACCCAAATGGATTCTGTTTAAGATAAGTCCATTTTATCTTTTCACCGTCAATGATCTCACGAATATTTTTAATGTTATGATACTGCAATAAATCATTATAACTAATTGCCGATTTAACATGCACTGGTGTTCCTTTTAACGGGGCATCAAATGCCTTACGTCCTCTAAACAAATGTTTCTTTATGTCTTTAACGCCGATAGGAAACATTACCGATACTATGTCAACAGTCTTCATATACTCTTTGAAGTTGAGTATCTTTTCATCCAATTCTTCTTTTGAAATGTCATTTAAGATATCCTCTAACACTTCAGCCATGAACTTACGGAATGCAGCTGGGAATGATGATCTTACAACGTCTAATCCTTTAACATCAAGTCTTGATATGGAATGACCTTCTTGATTAATTAACCATTGAGCATATCGCTTCTTTGCAATCCATAAACCAGCTTTAGCTACAAACTCTTGTTTAATATCAAACCTATGCGTAGCTACATTATGAAATCGCTGTGCATATACATTATATGCTCGATTTATAAACCCTTGTACTTCGGATGCAACCTCAATCGTTTTTTCCGCCATCCATTGTTCATTGGTTACATCGTAGTCCGGATATCGTTTTTGTATGATAGGTAATGATGAAAAGAATGTTGAATCTGTATCAGTATAAATACAATAGTCTTTTTGTTCACCTAATTCTTTTGTATAATATTGATTTCCGATGTCGGCTGTAAACTTAATTAATTGCTGACCTGTAGATGTAATTGCCGTTGCATTATCCGGATCAAAGAATCGGAAACCTGGATTACCTAATACACCATAGAATGAATTCAAAAGAATTTTAGTTACTAACTGCATCCTATCATAATACTCTGCTTTAGCTTCATCGCCATCCTTTTCATATTTCTTACGAAGGTTCTTATATTCAACTCGTTCATCAAACCATTTGTTCAATATCGATGGCAAGAACCCAGTTATCTTTGTATCATATACAACACCATTAGCTGCGATTGAATACTGATTAGATTCTAGATAGCTACGTAGTTCTTCACTATTACTCCATTCATTCCAACCATCACTATATCGTATCTCTTGATTCTTTATATATTTTTGGCCGTCAAAGTTATTTAATTTAGTTACTTTTGTTTCGGGCGAAATTCCAAGTGTCATAATGATACTAGGATATAGCGATGTTAAGTCAAGGTCATATACCCATTTATATCGGCCCGGATTTGGGGCTTTAACATACGCTCCAAGCAAATCCAAAGGCTCATCAGAATCTCGTTCTTTACGATTAGGTGCAACCAAATTTAAACGATTAAGATATGTAACAGCGGCGCCATCTAAATATCTTGTAGCAAATAAAAAGTCTTCATACGGAACATGACCTTTATGACATATACCACGAGCCAAATCAATAAGTTTCATTTTCTTATCTAACTCAACTACTAGGTCAACGTCATTCATGTTATAATCGATATACGCTTGAATATCACGTTTCAATAAATCATCTAACGAACCTTCATATTTGATTTTACCTTTACCTAATTCTTTTTGAGATATTGCTTCTAATGAATAACTCGACTCCTGAGAATATGTAAAGTTTTTATATAATGCCATATAGTCAAGACATGATACGCCTGATATACGATATCGGTTTCTATGTTTCAACCAGATAACATCTTTAATAGGTGACATTGTTCTAGCAGTACTTTCACCTAATACCTTTACTAATCGATTATAAAGATATGGAATATCAAAGAAGTCAATGTTCCATCCAGTTATAATAGTAGGTTGTACCTCATAATATGTCGACATGAATTTTGATAACAATGTATATTCATCATTACAACTAATGATTTGTACATTGTTCTTTGTAGTTGAATCAACAACACCTTCCTTATCTAAAATCCATACATACCGATTATCACCAGCATGATCATAAATTGCAATTGATGTTATTTCATGTTCGGCTGTTTCTGGGACAGGAAATCCGTCAGCTATATCAACCTCAATATCTATAGTTAATAATCTATGTCCTATCGAAGAATCATCCGATTCTTTATACATATCAATTAATGTACGAGTTTCTGGATTGATATCTGATTCATATAAATTTTTATCATGGGGATCGAAATCAAAAACCTTATCAACTAACGTACCATCTAATGCAACATACTTTCCATATGATGATTTACGATATGCGTAAGGTTTATATTTTAGTTTGATATGACCTTTATGGTCATCCCAGATATGCACCGTATTGGTGTTCTTATGATACGCGATTGCTTGATACATTCTTAATTGTTATAACCTTTTACAAATTCATAAAACTCTGCACGAGTAGCATCATTATCTTTAAATGCACCTGTTAATTTAGATGTCTTCATTGATGCACCGCCATGCTTAACACCACGACATTGTACACAGTTATGAGTAGCTTCTATCATGACAGCAACACCTTTATTGTCATTGATAATGGTATCTATGGCATTATGAATTGCAACAGTTAATTGCTCTTGAATAGCACCTCTTCGTCCGAAATGCTCTACTAATCTATTTAATTTGGAAAGACCGATTACCTTACTGTCTTCGCCAGGAATATATGCAACATGTACACGGCCCATTATAGTTTGATGATGATGAGAACACATCGACGTTAATGGAATACCTCCTTCGAATACCATACCATCATAACCATCAGATGGAAATGCAGTAATATCCGGTGTACCATTATAACGACCAGCCCATAAATCATTTACATATGCTTTAGCTACTCGCCTAGGCGTATCTGATGAATTTGGATCGTTACGCCAATCACATTTCAACGCATCTAAAAATTTACCAAAGGCATCCGCTGCCTCATCAATCATTTTATCTTTTTCGTCTCTAGTAAAAGGAGCTCCTGGAGCTGAGCCGTTAGCAAAACCTAATCTTACTAACTCAATATCAAATTTCTTACTTGTCATATTACTACTTATTTCTCTAAATATAAATACTTTTTTTCAATTAAACAAATAACTCATGCGGAAAGTTATATTAAATTACGCTGTTAGCGTTTCCTTTTTCTTATTCACTGATAATTTATCAATTCGTGAATCTATGTATCGATTTAGCTGGTCAGCTCGATTTTCTGATTCTCTATTGACGGTATCTAAATCTCTATGCACGTTATTAAACCTTTCATTGAGTTCTCGACTCAAAGTATCAAAAGATGAATCCACATCTCTAAAACGATTATCTAAACCGTTTTCGATAGTACGTTGTACCATTGTAATGTCACGATGTACATCATTCATGCCATGGTTCCATGACTGTTCTAAATTACGCAATTGCGTTGTTAATTTTAATACCTTAACAATTGCCCAAACAGCTACTACAGCTATCACCGTAACAACTACAGAGGCGATTCCTAAACTAAAATAAATTGTTTCCATTTTTACTCCTAATTGATTTCCGCATGAGTTTATTTGTTTAACATTGTCTTAATGACAAGTCTCCTTCGTGTACTAATATGAACGTATCATCATCAAGTTTAACTTTTTTATTTTCACCGCTCTGATTTTTATGAATCATAACAATGTCACCAACCTTAACAGTCATTGGAATACGATCACCGGTATGAGTAAACAATCCAGGCCCTACAGCTGTTACTTCAGCTTTAATATAATCCACTGATGAATTTGATAATATCAAACCACCTTTTGACTTAGTCGGTGCTTCGAGTTCTTTTAATAAAATTAAATCTCCAATTGGTTCCCACATAACCTTTTCCTTTTTTAAATTATACACCTCTTTTTGTATCATATGCAATGATATGGTCTCTACCGGTCATATTATAACCATGTTCGGCACACATTTCAAATACTATTGGATACATTTTAATTAGTTCTTCTCTTGTATCTCCGGCCGGCATAATATACGTTTTATGTTTTGGAATATTAAACTCAACACGAAAATCTTCTATTTCTTTTAAATTTTCTTCAGTACCATCCCATACTGGCTTGTAATGATAATTATGATGGTACTTTAACATTTTTGAAATGTTTTCTTTATGCAATCTAAATTTATTATGCTGATCAATCATTTTTTGATCGACAATCGTACCTTGCGGCGTAACTGCTCCAATTACAGGAACTGAATTACTAAATTTAGGTGACAATGAAATTACATCAATTGGCAATGAAGTTTCAATATAATGAGAGCCTTCAGTTTCCAATGTAGTTACAATTCCATTCTTCATTGCAAAAATTGTTAATTCATTTAACAATGCTGGATGCATTGTCGGTGATCCGCCGGTGATCATCATTTCTCTAACCTGAGGATTTTCTTCATATATCTTAATGATATCGTTAAATGTAAATTTACCTTTCTCTGGATGAATAGATGTATACCAACTATCACACCAACCTCCTTCTCCAAAGAAGCATCGATGTGTACAACCGGTGGTTCGTATTGCAATTGTTGGCATTCCAAATCTACTACCTTCTGATTGCACGCATCGGTACAATTCAACAATAGGTAACACTTTATCATAATCTAATATACGCGGCTCTCCTGGCTGCGGATCAAAACGGAAGTTCGTCATCGGTATCTGGCTCATTACTATTGGTAACATTTGTTTCTAATTTATCTAATAAAGCTTTGAACTTAAGTTCTAAATCTTCAAGTCGTTGATATATCTGGATTAACGCAGATCTTCTTACAATCGGTGTGAGATCCATTTCAGGCTTGCTTGCAAAATATTCATCTAAAAATGATATTGGATATAATTGCACTTGATTATATTCCGGTTTTTGCACTTCTTTTGGTAACATTCTATATTTGATATCAACGCCTTGCTTAATAGCTTCCGCTGTTACTTCTCGGCCAATGTTTGATCCGCCAGAGCCTTTACCTAAATATTCAAAAAGCGATATATATGTCTCGTCATTATTCTTCATGGTTTAGTTATTTGTTTTAACCGTTATTGTATATTTTTTAGTATAACTCGAATCCTCATTTTTTACTAACACACCCAGTACTGGTGTAAATGCGTCCGGAGAAAACATGATCGGTGTAACAACAACGTTTAAGTTGGAGTTTTCTAAAGCAATTTTAATTTGTTGAGTTATTGACATCTCATTAGTTTCTTGTTTCATTTTGTCTGTCCTATTGTGATTTTAATTTTACCAGATGAGATCATATCAATTACTTTAGCACATTCCTTCATGTTTTTACAACCACTTAAATCAATATTTATTATATTTCTTTTTTTATTCTCCATAACTTGCTGAGTTTCTTTCATGTTCGTAAACTTCTACTTTAACTGCTTTTACTCTACCTTCGGTTTCATGTAATAAGAATATATTAATTACATTGTATAAATGTTCTGCAAACTTTTCGCAACCGGTGTTTGCTAATATTCGCAATTGGATAATGCCATCTTCATGCATTTGTTCAAATGTCTTTAAGTATGGATCATCAACAGCAACAATCGTAGTATGATCTAATAGCCACGCAAAATAATCTTTAGGAGACATTCCATTAATTTGATTTTTTGCACGTTTCATTCCACCAAAATCAAATACCCAATTGCGATGATCTAAATCACCTTCGAACCATACGCGGAAAGAAACAGCATATCCATGTAAAAATCTACAATGAGTACCATCCGCTTTCCATTGTCGGAAGCATGCAGAGTAACCATCAAATAATTTTGTTGACTTGAACTTTGCCATTAATATAACTCCTTTATATGTTCAACTGCATTTGCTCGATTATAATCATATGTCCAAGCTAAGAAATATTTCTTACCATGTAAACGATGTGATGCCGTATACTTATATGGATTAGCATATTCACTCATTGCATTATGCATTGCTTGTTCAGAATCAAAAACTGTAAAGTTAGCTGAATCTGGATAAAATTCATTGAAACCAATACCGGTATGCTTGACAGATCGGTCTAATGCGGTTTCATAAAACATCGTACGAATATACTCTTGATCATACGAAGGAATTTTCTTAAAATTAATTGCTAACTCAACATCTTTGAATTTGAACTCTCTTTCTTTGGTCATAACTTTTTGTTTTAAAATTTATATAAATATAATAACTATTTTTCAATTCTCCTAATCTTTTTCATTAATTTCGTAAAAAAAGTTATCTTCATCGCCAGCCGTCCATTTTGCTCCATTTTCACAAAAGAACTCGCGTGTAGATACTTTAAAGTCAGGTTTGTTTACACCATTAGGTGTTAATGATTGATCGTAAAATAAAACTCTGTTATTTGGTTGAGCAGCAAATTGCCCGTTATCTAATTTGATAATGTTAAATGATTTATGTTCATTGGGAGTCTCTGACAATGATACATTTAATTCATTTGGTTCTGAATGACATGAATCAATCGTAAACATATACTCGCCGTCATATAATGCACGGTCCTTCATGTATACTTTACATTGCAATCCGGATAACATTTGTTTTTTAATTACTGAAATGTTATATGAAAAGGCATCCCATATCTCAATATAATCCAATGGCAATTGTTTTTCCGTTAATTCTGTTTTCCAGACATATGCAGATAATGGTAACTTATCATACAATGCTCCATAGTTTGTTAACAATGATTCAAAGTATAATGCTTTACCTTTTATCGATTTTACAGATACCCAATAACAAGGTTCAAATTCGCCTACACCTGACTGAAAATCGTATAGGTACTCCTTACGTACATAGCATTGTACAGGTGGTAAATTTGCTACTAGATAACTCATATCAATGTTTTTGCCCGATCAAATAACCGGAAAGTTTAATGGCTGTAAATCGCATTATATCTGCTTGTTTGGAATTGATTCTTTCTTTCTCAGCTATAAAGTCTGCTCGTAATATACCAATGGCTCTACGGTTCAAATCGAATATTGCATATTGATATGTAGATTTAACACCATATTCGATTAAATAACTTTTACATGCTGATTCCGGAAAATCTCTATCCACATCATAACAGAAAAATTCTTTCTCTTCGATCATATGTTTAATAGTTGTTAAACATGCTGATACCGGTACATTCTGCATTTTCATTTGATGCCTAGCAATTCCAGGTTGCACAACTTCATATGAACAAGATAATTTTTGCATACTACGACCTGAATAATATTCGCCGCCATTATGAAATGAGAATATAGAAATACGGTCAGCTCCAATTTCACTTTTAAGTTCATCAAGTCTATCAAGTATTTCCGTATCTTCATTTACGGTACGTTGTACAACACACTCTTGCGATTTGGCTCTTTTGTCTAAATAATATTTTAACCAAACAGCTGTTAAAGTACCGACGATACCAAGAATGGTCGTAAGTATTCCTAACAATATACTTTCCATGATTACAAGCCTAATAACATATCAATAAGTTCTGGTTGCGGAAACATATCAACTTTATCTTTTCTTGTATTTGTATGAGTCCACATTCCTTTAACTCGTCCATAATAGGCATTCTCATTGAATTCAAAACCTGCTGCGCCTTTTGATTTAACTTCTTCGACTAATCCTTTACGAACATCAATGTTATCACGATCAGCAATAAACAGAATCCAATTCTTTAATACTTCTAATTGTTTATCTGAATATCGATGCCATGTTGAATGTCCGCGGAATATTTTTGGTAAGGTAGTTACATGAGTTTCAATTACTTCACCGCCGGCGTAGTTATAAAATTTATTTGGATCTTTTGCTATCCATGCCTTACCTTTACGGTATCCACCTTTGGTAACATATCCATAATTGCAAACTTCTATACCAACCGAATGTTTATGCATGTGCATAGATCCATTATCACCTAAATGCCAACCATAGCCGCCGGTAGGTACACATTGAATCAATTCACCGTCATATTTAGCATCCTTTCCATTTGATGCAGGCCCGCCTAATACAAACTCAGTTGCAATACGTCCTCGTGTATCTTTTGCCCACATATCAACAACTTGGTATGGATTATGTCCACCTGCTGTATGATGTAAGAACAAATATTCTTTTTTAGTAGGACCGGCTAAATACTCATCCTTTGGTAAAAGATATTGTTTATATGAAATGGTATCTGATTCTTCGATATGTTGCTCTGATAAATCCGTAGATGCTATATTTAATTCGCTCCATGTTTTAGGACCAACAATACCATCAGCTACTAATCCATTTTTCAATTGCCATGCCTTTACCGCTGCTTCTGTTTTTGGTCCAAAAACGCCATCCGCTGTTAAACCTAGTTTGGCTTGAAGTAATTTAACTTGTTCGCCTTTACTGCCGAGTTTAAGAATCATATGTCAACCTTATTTTATTTTTATCCAAGATATATAACCGTCGCGGTCAAGCTTGACGTCTGTAATCGTTCCTGGGATTTTATATTTTTGAAGTATATCAAAATAATCATTTGCTACAGCATCCGAATCCATCATAGTAGTGTCTATCTCTTGAATTTCATCCGCCGCTTTAGTATCATGCATGTTAACCCAGTTAATAAATTCATATTCACCAACTTTTCCTTTAAGTGCTTGAACTTCTGTTAAAGATTTACGTGATGATTCCAATAACGATATATCATTTGATGATGGTCTAGATTTAAACAATCTTTGGTATGATTCTTTTAAATTCATAGTATTTCCTTTATTCTATTTATTTACTAATAAATATGTTTGTAGTACCTTTTACATGCTTAGGATTATATGGACAATGTCTACATCCACTACCGCAACATGAACCTCTACGCGTATGATATGATTCTGTCATTACACGTTTTCCATCTTCCCAATAGAAGTCAGTTGGAAGGAGCTTGTTTCCAAACTCCCTCACAAACGCTTGCTGAATCCAATCTTTAGATGCTGGCTGTATCATTATTTTATCTCACATGCGCCGCCAGCACAAGCTAATTCACCTGACAGATCTGTATTATCATCTAATTCCACTACACGAGTTAAATCAACATCTTTAAGTGAAATCATCATTCGTTCATATGTTTCTTTACTACAATCTTCAAACGGTGCTTGAGTATATGTACCTCCGTCATATGGCAATACTGATAATCCATTATAATGGTCTCTGTTATCCCACATCCATTGGCCAGCCGCTTCCCATTCATGATCGCGCAATGAAATTGTCGCAGACACGTTATGAGTATTATTACCAGATCGGTGTCCTAGGCGAATCCATTCACGAGATACTCGTTTAACACGTTCTAACAATTGGAACGGTGATTCAGTTCTCATAATAGAACCAGCTGGTGCTTTTTGTGGTATTGAAATAACTGCAGTATCATGTGGACGGAAATATTCGTCTTCAACTAATTCTGGATGATACATTGACAAATACGTATAGATGGCTTCATTCTTTCCTACACGTACTCTACGAATATAATAATCATTATGCCATGCATGAATACCAGATGATGTTCCTAATGTTAATGATGTTGTGCCTGCAGGCTTAACTGTTGTACAACGAGCCGATTTATTAATTTTTAACAATCCAGCTACTCGAGCATTTTCTTCTTTTACAATACGAGCTGCTTCTTTCATATCATAACCTAATACCGTACCAGAACCAATACCTGTCATTGATACTCCGATAAGAGCATCTTTCTCTGTTGTACGTTGCCATATAGGACGTAGATAATGAAAATCTGTATAGCTAGCTTGCAATGTTCCAATAAACGCTGCTGCCTTTACTCTTGAATTATAATCTTCTTGAGAATCTAAATTTGATACATTTACTTCACATAAGTTACAGAATTGAAAAGGTCGTAATGCAATCTCACAACATGGATTAGTTCCCCAATCTTTATCATTTGATAAATAGATTCCTGGCTCACCTGCTCCTGACAATTCAACGCGTTTCCAAAGATCCATAAAGAATTCTTTTGTTAACTTATGTCTCATCAACACTGCTGAGTTATTTGCTCGGCCTCGTTGTGGATTTTTTTCCCACCATGGACCAGACTTACATGCAATCATTTCATCGTCATCAGCACTAAATAAACTAATCAAAGCTGCTCGACGAATACCGCCTGCCAATACAGCGTCAGCGATGTGACATACAATATCATGAGTTTCAATCGGTGTTAATTTTTCACCATCTGCCTTTGCATTTAAGATACCTTCGATTTTTACTAAACATTCTTTGAGCGGTTGAGGCCCAGGAGCTTTACCGCCCGATGTAACCAAACGTGCTCCTTTTGGACGAATATCTGAAAAATCAAATCTTAATTTGGAACCTCCATAGAAATATGATTTCATTAATGCTTTAACTGCATCTGCCCATCCTTCAATTGAATCTGCAATAAGGAATCTTCTTGTACGATCCGAATTCGGTTTTCTAATTTCTGGCAATGCATCTACATGATGTTTCTGTACAGAATAACCTACGCCTGTTCCTCCTAATAATAAGAACATTGTCTCGCCAAATGCTCTCCAATCATCAATTGGCAAATATGCACAATTGTAAATTCGATTAGGTGAAATTTCAATTGGCTTACCACCAAACTGTAATGAACGCATCGATGGCAAAACCTTTTTGTCATATACAAATTCATATGCCGATTCGATTTCATCAGCTAGGTGAGGATATCTTTTGATATGCATTTCTTTATTACGAGTCACTAACTCCTCCCATGACTCTCTTCTATTTAATTCTGGTAAGTATTTTGCATACTTCATGTAAACCGTGATATCTGATAATATCCTATTCGAAACATCCATTTCTAAACTCCTTTCTCTATTTGATTAAATAAAAAATTGTAACCCTAGGTGAGTTACAATTCCTTTTTATTTTACTATAAATATAATGCATGCGCATATACACCGACGCTTTTGATAACTTTTTCTAAACTTTTTTAACCAAAATCGGTATTATTAATTTCTTGGAATTTTCGAGCCAACATCTTACGAGTAAACTCTTCTCCTTTATCCATTTGCTTTTGGGTCTCCTTACCTTGTACGGATGTATCTGCATATATATGAATCTGTCCATTTGACGTATTCATTTTACTAGGTAATGTAATTCCATCTGGACCAAATCGATTTTTAATGACATGCCATCTACCGGTACCGGCCATCTTATCAGCAACCTTCCTGGACAATGAAATAACAAAGTCAGCTACCATCACTTTACCATATGATTCAGAAATCTTCTCTGCACCAATAACATCTTCTTCTAATGCAGATCTATTTGCTTGAGATGCTGTCCAAACCGGTATTTCATATTCACCTGCCATACCACGAAGGTCTTCGTATATACCTTCCAATTCATGACGTTTCTCTTGTCCATGGCCTCTCAACAAATCTGCATAGTCAACTATCACTACATCTGGCTTTTTACCTTGCATTATACATTTTTCAATATGACCTCTCAATCCTAATACAGATACAGTTTTAGTTGGATAGTATTTAATTATCAACTCTCCTTCTAATTTTTCTAACTCTTCTTTTACCTGAGACTGATAATGTTTTAGATTTTGATTTGCAATACCGGTAATCACAGAGTCATATCTTAAACCAACATATGCTTCATTTAATTCTAATGTATAATGTATAACCGTTAAACCTTTCTTAACTGCATTTGCTCCAATATTAATTAAACCCCAAGACTTACCAATACCAGCCGGTGCTACAAATACTCCTAACTCTCCTTTTCCTAATCCGCCATCTGTTAATTCATTAAGCACCTCCCACGGCGTTTCCTTTGTATCACGCACTGCCTCTGTATAACGTTCGTCTATAGATGTCATGTAATCGTGACCAATATCTTTATCACCACCTGCCTTAAGGGCATTATCAATTTTCGCTTTAATATCTTCATACCGGCCATGTTTCAACAATTCAACTGATGTTAAAATCGCTTTTTTAATTTCCTGATTCTTGCAAAAATCTAATGCCTGCTGTTTAATAAATTCTAAATCATCTGCCTCTGTATATTTCCAAGCATCCTTTAAATGTCCTTTTATCTGTTCCTTAAGAACGTCATGTTCAACATCATCTAACTTAACCTTCATTACTTCCAATGTAGGTGTTGTCTTGTATTGCTTATTGTATTCGAGTATAGTATTTACAATCCAATTGTTAGCATCACTTTCAAAATAACTCGGTAAGAGAATGTCTGCTATTTGCTGCAAAAATAGTTTATCAGTAAATAAAGACGTTATAACTTTTATCTGAAAACTGTAACCGTATGAACTTAATCTATCTGTCATACTTAATTATATAAATAAAATTTCAAATTATCAAAGATTTCTGTAAGCATTTAACGGATTAAATGCAGATGATATCCATGTATCCAAATCCTTAATAACTGTATACATCTTGTCTTCCATGAACATACGTTTAAAATTTAGTACATCCATTTTATTGATTTCTTCATTGACAAGATTCATTATAAGCATTTTGGTATTGCCACTGATATCTACGTTTTTTAGTTGCATCAATCTGTAATTCATTTCGATCTGTTCTTTATTCTGTGCAACTGTTTCATGTATTTTATATTTTTTATCAACCGTCTCTGCATATTCGACAAAAGATTCAACACTGACTTCTTTGTTCTCTGTTATAAGCGGAAACTGTTTCAACATTGTTTTCAATCCTACGCCGTTAACGCCTGGTATGTTATCAGACTTATCACCGGTTAGAGCTCTATACAACAAATAATTTTTTGAATCCAAACCGAATTCTTCGCGCATAACTGCAGGAGTATACATTATTTTTTTAACGGGGCTCCATACTGTTATTCGGTCATTTACCAATTGTAAAAAATCTCTGTCCGTTGATACAATCGTAACTCGATTGTCAGGCTCTGTAAAGATTTCATTTGCAATGTATGCAATCGCATCATCAGCTTCTATCTGGTCAATTGCCATTGTAGTAATTGGTAAGCATTGTAAATACTCTACCATACGACCAAATTGCTGTTTCATGCTTTGCTGTTCATCCTGCAACGAAGCAAACTCTTCATAACGATTAAATTTTGTTTTAACTGCTCTGTTTGCTTTGTAATTTGGATATAGACTCTTGCGCCTAGCAGAACCTCCTTTACCATCAAATACAATGATACATCTGGTAGGTTTATGCTGGCGTATTGCAGATGCAACAGACCGTAAAAAGCCTGTTACACCTCCAATATGCATTCCATCATCGTTCAAGGCGGGGACGGCTGAAAACACCCGTATGAATGTATTCAGACCGTCAATTATTAGAATATGGCTGTTCTTACTTGACCCCGTACCTTGTTCACGATCACGTTCAACCTCTCGTAGTAAATCGAAAAATCGAGCTTTCATTATCCTTCTTCGCTAATAAATTCATCATCAATTTCGATATCATCAATTCCGAAATCCTGCCCAGGTTGATATTTTAAGATATACGCATTGCAAATGGCATCATAAATTTCTTGCCGCAAAGTATCATCCTCTTTAATTTTCCGCTCAAAATCTTTTGATTGGAATTTCACATCGGAACCATCTTTGCGTAGGAATGTATACCACGCACCTGTTTGTGCAACCAATTTGTAATCTTTCATAACATTTAACCAACCACCGTAATTATCAATACCTGATTCAAAATAGATATCATAATCGATAGATTTCAATGGCGGCCCCATTCTGTTTTTAATCACTTGACATCTTGTTTTAATACCGATGACTTGATCTACGCCATCAATCTTAGCTTTAATCTGTCCAACTGATTTTAATCGTAACCTAACCGAAGCATGAAATGGAATCGCTTTACCACCCGATGTTGTATACGGATCGCCGAATGCCACACCTAGTCTTGTTCGTAGCTGATTGGTAAAAATCAAACAAATCTTTTCACGACCAATCATATTTGTGATTTTACGCATACCTTTAGACAATATAATTGCTTTGGATGTTGCATAACCATCTTTATCAAATTCTTTGGCCATTTCAATTTTAGTAGATGCTCCCATTACAGAGTCTACTACAATTGTAACTAATCGATCTTTGTTTGATTTACGTACTGACTCAACAATACTTTCAATAGCTTCAAATATGTCTTCAACAGTATCCAATGGAACATATAACATTTTCTCAAGATCTAAACCAATCGCATCTAAAAATTCTCTACTAACTGCATTTTCCGTATCGATATACACAGCCATTCCACCTTCTTTTTGTGTATTGGCTAATGCATGTGCAGCTAATAATGATTTACCCGAAGCTTCTAGTCCTGTAATCTCGATTATACGTCCTACCGGAAAACCTCCATTGGGTCTATTTGAAATTGCTAGGTCGAGCATATCCGACCCCGAATCAACCCAACCACGTACCTCGCTCGGTGACTCAGTATCACTATCAAGAAAAAATGCAGTTTTAAATCCTGTATTCTTAAATTTCTTGTTAAGATTATCTGCTAATGTAACCGCTAGGTCGTCGCGTAGATCGCTTTTTGTTTTTGACATAATGTAACTCCTTAATCGTTAAATAACGCATCAAATGCAGACGAAACATCATCCACTTTATTTACTGGTGGTTTCGCATTTGATTTTGGTTCTGCATCGAAATCATCTTCGAAATCATTTGCAGCAGCTGCAGGAGCCTCTTCTGTTGCCTCTGGATCTAACCATTTCTCTAAAGCCTCCTTCAATTCATCGTAGGTTGGCTCTTTAAAGATGTCACCTAAGCTTTGCTGATTTTTGGCTACCATTGTTGCAACATTCTTATCTTCTGTTAATGGTGTTGCATTAGGTTTAACTCGTATAGTAGTTTTAGGATATGCTCCTCCTTCTGCCGGAACAAATTCAATGACGATATCTCTACCATTCATTGGATCTGAAAGATCACCGTAATCCGGATCTGCGATAAATCCTAACAACTCTGTATACACAGTTTTACCAAATCCCCAGAACTTCACTCCTTCAGATTCTTTACCACGAACAATGATAGGAACATATGTTCTCATTTTCGGTTCAAGCTTCTTACCTAGCTTCCATTCATCTGAATTACCTGATGATTTTAATTTCTCAGCGAATTCAACTACCGGATCTGGTTTACCATAAGTAACAGGTGATAAGAAATTTTTCTTGCCTAAATCATAATGGAAATACAATTCTTGAAATGGATTTTCTTTGTCGTATTGATAAGGTACGATTCGAATTGTTTGCTTACCTGGTTCAGGTTTCCAAAGATTGTTTTGGCGGGTGCCTACTGTTTGTAACTGGCTAAGTTTACGTTTAATTGCATCTAAATCAATTGCCATTTTTTACTCCTTTTTTTAAGTTAATAATTAATATTGATTAAATATATAAACTTTATTTCAATGTACCAAGACATTTATGAAAAAAGTTTGAAAAAAGTTTTTATTTGTTAATTGTTAATTTGGTTGTATTAGTTTTATTTTATATTTTTTATAATGCGTCGCAGGTCATAAACCATGCCTTCAAACGTATCAATTTGGTCTTGCACGTATTCAATTTCGCCTTCTAACGTTTCTTTATGATTCGGGTTTTTAGTACGCTTTAAACGACTTTCAAGATTTTTTTTTATCTTTTCAAACTCTACAGCTTTAGATGACCAAAGCTTAACATCTGCTTCATACTCCGCGCGCGATATATTTGGGTTAGGTGTAGTACTCATGTCACGACCTAATGAACCGATTGGATGAGTTGCCTCCTTTAATTTTTTAGGATACCATGATTTAAAATCATCTGGTGCTGTTTTTTTCCAAATTGCTTCACCTTCTTTTTCCAAACCAGCTTCATTAATCTGAGCAACTAGTTTTCGTATAGCATCCATTTCTTGTCCACCTCGAACCCAATATCTATGATCATCGCTATATTGATACCACCAGTCATGTGATTTCAAACGTTGCTCCAATTCTTTTAACATTGGATTTTCATTGGCTTCACGAAGTAATGTTTTCAATTTCATATTAAATTCCTGATGGCTCGAAGTTATCAATCAAATATTGCAAAGCTTCTATGATGTCATCATAAGTATCTTCACCTCCAGAAGCATAAACGCTTTCTAACCATTGAGTCATATCATCAATCATAGCTTGTTTATCTGACCATTTCATATCAATGTTAGACTTTAATCGCATTGTTGAATAATCTTCTTTTAAGATTTTCTGATCATTAGATCTTGCTTTGCCTTCAAATAATCTTTTGTATTGCGATTTTAAATTCATATCATTTCCTATTTATTATAAATATCATTACAAATCAATTCTACGCACCAATTGCAATTGAATTTTACGCAACGCTTCTTCATTTGTCAATAGCAATGAGTTGCGGTACAATGTCCAATCAACCATAAACGCTTTATCTAACAAACCATTATTTGCATTACGTATAATTGTATTCAATGCGTTAACTGTATACAATGTATTTGTTTCTTTTTTACGATGTATTGAAATTGTATTTGGTGTTTTACTATATCCTGTTGCTTCTATATTAAATGTGACATACAGATCATTGCGATTATCAGCATCAGAAAATACAAACATTCTCCGTTCAGATATTGTATATGATTTAGTCACATAATCAACTATCAGTTCTAAATCTTTTTTATGTGCAAATGTGCATAACAATTGTGTTTTCACTCATCTCCTCATCATTGCTTTAAAGCTATTCCTGTTGCTATTCCAGATGCAGCACCTGGTGTAAATGATGCCATAGAATATAATTCAATATGTTTTAAAACGCGTTCAATACCTTCTCGTGACGTTTCAAATATCATTAGATTATCATAATCAGTTAATACGAAATAATTTGATTTATCATCACCAGTTTCTATATTAATATAATAAAGTAAATTTTGTATCATAAATTCACGCTTGAATTCATCCTCATTAATAGTACCATCATCATTGATCAACGGTAAAACCCATTTATAAACATTTTCAGTAGTTTCGTTTTGAAAAAGATATGTTAAAGATTTAGCCAATGCCTCAGCAAAAAATTCACGCATCCGTTCTAAATCTTCATCAACTAAATAACTTAATAAATTTTTATGTATTGTTTGTATAGTAGTCATCCATGCTGTACCCCATGATTTTGTATCTGTTGGGATCTGTATCGCGTCTTCTCTCGTACGTGTTATACCAGAAAATGATCCTTGATCTTGTTGAATATCTCGTACTAATTTTGAATATGTTTTGATAAATCCATTGCGTATATCGTTTGCACCTCCAAACCCAGACTGACCTTTCAATCGTTTTCCTATACCGCCGACTTCAAATGGTTTACCATTTACTAATAAATCGCCTTTTTTAATTGGACGAGTACCGCCCGATAATAATATAGCCAATGCAACTTCGGCAATTCCTAAATTTGGATTTGCAGACCATTTAAACTCAACTAAATCGCCAAGCGCTTGTTTTGATAATCCAGTTTCTTTAAACGCAGTTTCCCAGCTAGTCGGTTTATCTAAAAATTCTGTATATTCCACTGTACGATTTTCAAGATATGATGCTAATTTAACTTCATCTGTCTTACCATCGAGCATTACATCTAATACTTCTTCGGCATGAGATGCATCTCGTCCTAAATATTTTTTAACATTTTCACGTATTATATTTTCACCAGCGCCGGTACGTACTAATAATTTTGCAATACGAGCTAGTACTTGAGGTGATATATCTGAATCGGGTGATGCTAAAATAGCAGCAATATCTTCTTTTGTCTTGATTTCTAATTCTTCTCGATCGCGGACAGAATATGGTATTCGAGATCCTTTTGCTTTAGGTGCTTCTGTAATATCTTTTTTTGATGTATTTTTAACCGGCTGTGCATCTAAAAATGCTTGATCTAATTCATCAACTTCTGTTAATACAACACCTTGCTCATTTAATACTTCGTCTAGAACAGCCAACTCTTCTTCAGTATATGGCGCGTCGGCATAACCTTTAGGTAGTCTGTAAAACCATTCTTTTACTATTACATCAAAATCCATAGATAAACTTTTTTAATAAATATTAAATTGCACGTGAAGTCATGTCTTTCATGTCATGATAATTCACACCAGCTTTAATTTTAACTGGATATCTACCATTTTCTGAAATAACATTTTTTAAAGTTATTATAAGGTCTTTACCATCTGATAAACTGTAATCAATCATCATAGAGTCATATGTATATAAAATCAATCGACTTTGATATGGCTGTAATGCTTCATTGATATTGTTTATTGTATCTAAATTATGCTCTGTCTCTGATGCCTGTAACACATAGTTAAACAATTTGTTCGGATTCATTTCATGCAAATGTTCTGCATACATTGGCCGTTTAAAGTATGGTGTTGTCACATAACCATTCTTTTTATACATACGCCATAATGCGGATACATATGATTTAACTTCTCTAAAAAAAGGTATTTCCGCAAAGTCTTTATCTATACCTCCATATAACAAACGAAAGGTAATCTGTTTAGATTGTTCATATTCTTCCGTTGTTAATTCATCTTTACCAAAATATTGACGTCCAAAATATTCATGTATAGAACCATCTGGTAAATCAAATCCTATTTGATCGGCTATTAATCGCACATGAAATGAATCATAGTCATATTCCAATAACATTCCTCGTTCAAATCGCGATACAAATGATTTACGCGATTCATCCTCTTTGTTTAAAGCCGCGTAATTAACACCGCCAAACTTGTTAGAAGGTCGTCCCGTTGTAGTATACAAATTATACTCTGTAAAAACTTTATTATCATTGATACCATTGGTTTGAAATTTTTCTGTAAACATTGTTTTATCAACTCGCAATCCATTCTGTTCAATTGCAAAAAAATTATCAATCGTCATTGCCTCATATGATTTAAAGGCCTCGCTGATTTCAAATGTATGATACGACCGCATAAACTCATCTCGCATTGCACGACATCGTTCAATATGTCTTGTAATTGGTAACCAATCATTTATATTAGTTTCATTATGCCACCACCGATTCCATACATCATGAGCCATGGTATTTGTATCATTTAAAGGTAGCATTGAATGGGTTTGCCACCATGCAACCATATCAGCATCATAACATTTTCCGGAATAGAACTTTTTAAACCGTTTCTTGGCTAATACAAAGATATCAGCCTGACTTGTAAGCTGTTGTACATGTTCGGTATTGAGGCTCAAACAATCGTAATGACGGAGAGGTAAAATGTAATCCTCATCATGATGTATACAATAGATATAAATGAAACTTAATTGATTAGCCGTATAATGTTTATATACATCTGAATAGACAGGAATCCAGAAACTATCATGCTCTTTTATACAATTTTGCAGATATTTAAGATCCGTACTATTCTCTACTATAACCATTACATAAATATAATAACTTTTTTTCAGAGTACCAAATTATTCTACAGGAAATAATTGACGATTTACTCCACTAATTTGAACCGCACCTTCATATGTATTGCCATCGTCACGGACATGATATGCACCTACAAATGTCATTCCATCGGCATTTTTTAATAAACCGCCAGCAGTAAACAAATTATTACGCGGACCGGTATATGGTATTTTAGCAAATTCAGTAGCATCAGTTAACAAGTATGTTCCGATACCCGGTAATGTTTTTTCAGCGGTTTGAATTGCTTGAGAATTCAATTTATAGATAAGATCAATATCACCAGTTAATTGCCATTGAATAATGTCACGTCTGTATAAAAATGCATTAGGACCAGGTTGATTAGATCGATTATACGCTTTAAAAGTTTCTTCATCTACTTCATATATTTTTTCACGTTCATTTATTTTCTGAATAAAGAATCTTAAAAATTTACCAATTTTATAATTCTCAGCTGATAATGTAACAAAATATTGAGTCGGTGGTGTATGACGATTCATTAATATTTTTTTCAATTGCAGGTACGTCTGGCATATAGGATTCTGTAACGGCTTTATCAATGGCAATAATTGTCTACTTGTTTTCACATTATATTCTGCATCAGAATAAACCGCACCGTTTGGGTACACATGAATCTCACCGAAGTATTCTTGTAATGTATCACCATACATGAATTCACCGCCTAAGGTAATTCCAATTTGTATTTCATCCTGATCAACGTATATTGGCTTTTTAAATGATTTCATATTATGTTGTTAGTTTAGCTGTTGATGTTAATACTGTTACCCAATCTTGTCCTTCGACGGTATGTTCGACTCGTGTAACCATAAACGTCGTTTTTGGTGAGGCTCCCCATCTAGTAGGTGATAATGATGAAATGGTGAAGTTATGACCAAACTCAATTCCATGTACACCATTCAATGTCACAGCCACTCCAATTGGATATGGTCTATTTGTTTTATTCGCTGCTTCTGCATTATCAATATCTGACAACGTTTTTCTTAATGCCGCTTTTAAACCGCCGGCTTGAGAAGCATCATATCCCATATTAGCTAAATCAGATTTCAATGCTAAAAAGTCTGGTTTTTCTGTTTTAGTTTTTTCTACTTTAACATCACATCCGGATGATACGCCGGCCTGACCAAATGCCTCTGCCTGCCATCCTTCCGGAACGTCTCCATTAATAGTTGCTTCACGTACACCACCCTCACCTGATACATCATCATATACAGCTTCGCTAGCAGGATTGAGTTTATCCTTTTTATTGATAATGACAATTTGAGCATCTCGCTCACCAGCAACCCAGGCTGCCGGATCTTGTACAAAATCTAATTCAATCCAACCGCCGGTAGCTTCTGAAATTATTCCAAAAATAGACGATAAAAATCCTTCCAATGTCATTTTAGTTGCAACGTTATCTTCTAATGCTTCTTGACGTTTTTGGGCCGCCGATTTTTGTCCACCACCTAATGACGTTTCAATAGATTTTAATGCTGCATATGATATGTATATGTTACCACAATCCGCGCCGCCGCCTTGTACTGGTGCCATTTGCGCAGCAGATGTAAAAATACCACTTGGCACTCCTAACAACGAAGCAATTAAATCACTAATTACCTGAGTTGCTGTAGGAGGAGTACCAGCTGGATAATCTGTATGCGGATCATTTTTTATTAATACGTTCAATGGGTCGCCTGATATTAAATGTACACCTCCAATCTGTGTTTCAGTTTGTGCATCTAATTTAATTGGTTTAGCACCAGCTGGCAATCCTTTATTAATATTATCAATAATAAATTTTAATGAAAAGTATACTAATCGATTAGCACCGACACCGACCTTAGATTCGGGAGCCATTGAAGCAGCAACTCCTGTAGGTGCTATGAATTGTACATAATTTGACCCATCTCCTGTTCCAGAATCCGGTGATAGTAATAATGGAAATCCGGCTATCGTTCCATCTAATGCCTCCCATAACATCCAATCTATCAAACTAGTTATTCCAACTTCTTCAATAAACGGAAAACCAAAGAATGATGCAAACTTTTTAAATTTACGACCTTTACCGCCATTTGGTAATGCAATACCATCTTTCTTAAGTATTTCATTACCTTTACCAACTGATTGTACAGTTATTGTATATCGGCCATCTTTATCACTTTGAAATGAGTTTTTATAGTTAACTAATGTCCAAGAATTACCAGCGCCTGCTCCTGGGCCTGAACGTCCTATTGTATATGTAACAGAACATCCGATCTTTCCAATACCGGTTAATACTGTTTCTAATTCAGATGCGTTATATACAACCACGACAAATTCACCGCGGCGTAATGAACCAGCCTCACCTTCCAATGTCACTTTAACCGATTTCAATGTCGCTACCGGTCGACCTTTTCCGCCTCCCATTGCAACTAATGGACTATCAGGACCGCCTCCAGCAAATCCAACCGATGCATAACCATTTGAACGCAATGAATATCCAACACCACCACTTCCTCCAGGTGGCTGCGGAGCCGGGCCTCTATTGAAAATGTTACTTGGCATTTTATTTATCCTTTTCTGCTTTTTCTAACTGTCTTCCTAAATAATCTAAGTTAGCTGGTATACGTAATTGTATACCTACCGGAACTATCATCGATGCAGGTCTAATATCATTTGCAACTGCAATGAACCACCATAACGCAACATCTTGATAAAACTCCTGTGCTAATAAATCAAAACGGTCACCTTCGCGAGTAATTATATATTTGTCCTCTGGTTCAACAGATGGTTTAGGCATACGTACAGTTTCAAACCGACCATTTGCCGTTTTTGTCGAAAATAAATATCTATTCATTACTGCCATATCACTCCTTATTTACCATACAATACATAACCTTTACCTTTTGCAGGTTTAACATTACCAAGATATTTAAACTGTATATCAACATTTGTATACATCGGTAATCCATCTTCAATATTTGCCTGATCATCTTTTAATGACCACGGTGTTTCATTATCCCAATCATAGCTGATAGATTCCATCGTCATTGGTATATTTCGATATAATTTACCAATTGTAACATTAACAGCTTGTGCCCATGGTCCTCCACCATACCCAGGTAATGAATATTGCGCTAACTGTCGTATCTTTTCCCATGGCGATTCATTAGATTTTTCATATGCAATTATAAATGAAATACTAACAGACCTTTCAAAGCTTGTATATAAATATCTAGGATCTGCTCTGTTCTGATCTGACTCTCCATTTAATCCGGCAGAGAAATTATCCGAGATAGATGTTATATATGCTTTAAAAGATAAACTACCAATTTTAAATGGAACTAGTTCTGATGTATTTACTTGTTCATTATATCTTGCTAATTTCGCTTCTAATTTCGCTCCGGCCTTACGGAAATCCACTATCTGTGGATTTTTATAATTTAATTGTCTAGATCCAGCTGTGCTACGAATTTGATCATATCTCATTGTTTTATATTTTTGCAATGAGATATTTCCTTCGGATGGCGGTTCAGCTGTTGCTGGATTTCTATCTGGTACTGTTTTTTGAGGATCTCTAAATCCGTCAAAATCTTTACCTTTAATACGTTGATATGATGTATCTGTAGTACCTTCATCTCCAGTATTGATTCCTATATATGCATTATATCGTTCACCCTTATTTGTAGGATCTTCGCGGAAATCTAAAACAGTATTAGCATTCTCTCTTCGATCTCTGGCTGCCTGTCCTAGTGCAATGTATTCATCTTCTGACGTACGACTTGACTGAGCTTCTGTTGGTGTTTTCCATTTACCGGTAATCGGATCTCGTTCTTGCACTTTTGATGCATCATTTGGGCCATCGTTTATAGCTCTATGAGTAATTCCTCTACCATTAAATTTACCACGTACACCATCTGGTGCTGTATCACCTGTTTTAATATCCTCACGTAATAATCGAAGCATACTTTCATTACGTTCAACAGTACCAGGGTTATGAGCAGTATCCGATTCAAATCTAAATGCTGTATACGGATCTTCTTTTATTTCATTTGATTTACTTAAACGACCGGCTCTGAAATCAACAATTTTGTCACGACCAGGGCCAGCATTTAATCTTAAATCATTACCTTTTTGTATCAATGAATATGATTGAGGATCGATAATATCATCCGGACGAACTCTTCTATCGCCATCATATGGTTGAGCGATAAAGTCACGATCATTTTCATGAGCATTCCATTTACGATTGCTATCAGATAATAATTTTGTATATCGACGCTCTAACGAATCTCTTCCTTTGTATGGTCCTTCTAAATCTGTATTTTTACCTTCTGCCCTAAATCGAATACCGAATGTATTTAATGTTATAGTACGAGAATAATATGGAAATAGATATGAATATAAATTTGCACGATAGCTAGAAAATTTCGCTGTTATTCCAACACCGTACTGACCACCTATAGGAATTTCAGCTGTTGCATTTGGTATTGTAGATACCCATCGACGAACAATCGTATCTTTAACCTGTCCATCAAATGTTATTGAATTTGGTCCTAATTTATCCGATAAGTTTCCAAATCCTTGTCCTAATCCAGTACCTTCAATCCAACCGGTTTTTGAATCCCACATTGATTCGCGACGCAAAATTACCAAACGGTTATTTAATGTAGGCGATACACGTCTACCTGACTGTGTTAGACCTATATTACGTTCTTTATGAATATCCTCGTAATTAGATGGCGGTGAAGGAGGAAATGGCAAGAACCCAGGAGTATCATATGGAAACTGACCATGTTTACGATCATGTTCGCCTTTCCATACTTTACCAACTTGATTAATTAAGTTCTGTACATCGAATACCTTTGGTGAGTTAGCATTATATGCAGGCGATTGAGGTCTACCATCAACACCTTCCCTATTAGGATACATTAAATGCAACTGATTTTGTTTAGCTATAAACCATTGTCCGGCCGGCCGAGCCATAAACTTACGAATACGTTCAACATCTAATTCAGCTCGCAATGCAGCAGTGATTGGTCCACCTCGAGGTGTATCAGGCGAAAATCCGGCTGGTCCATATCGTTCCGGATCTATGCTATCATCTTTCTGTATACCTCGTAAAATAAATGGTGGCGCTGGATCGCCGTATGGATTATATACTTGATCTCGCACTTTAAATTTATTATACATTGCATCAATTGGCTTTCGTAATACATACGTATCTGCCAATCCAGCATTTGACAATGCACTAAATGTCTCGCTATACTTTGTTTTTACATTAAACCCTGTACGCGGTCTATCAAATTCAAATACTTGGCCTTGAGGACCTAATGGAAATTTTGAACCATTACCTAACTGAGCTAAACGCGAAGCATTGCCACGGAAGCTAGTACTATTATTATCTATTAAAAATTCGTTTGCTGAAGTACGAGGAGTAAATGTAATGGCAGAACCATTATTATCAAATCCTCGAGGTGTTGCACTAACAGTTAAATCATCGTTATTAACATAGTTCGTTGTACTCCTGTCCGGATTTGGACGGTATCCAGGAGGCTTACCGTTTGAACTATACCAAGACAAATTTGATTTAAGATCTATCAATGCCATTATCGTATTCCTTTATCTCTTGATTGAGTTGCTGATACTTGTTTACTTAATTGGTGACCATCCATATTCACTTGAGGTGGATTAGATGCAATTGCCGCCGCAACTGCTGCACCTAGCTTTTCATAATCAATACCGCCGCCGCTGTTACCTCCGCCTCCGGATTCACCGCCTTTACCAGTCTTGCCATGCGATGGTGACATTGATACGCCATCATTTTTAGTACCTTGATATATACCACCCTCTTTTGGAGATGCGACTACTGGACCTCCATTCGGATCAATTGCTAAATCACCAACGCCTACGACTGGTCCGGATGATTTGAATTGGTCCATATTCATTCCACCACTCATTGCCATACCAGCTCCAGCCAATGCTAATATTCCGCCGCCCATTGCCATACCGCCCATACCGCCCATCATACCGCCGCCTCCGCCACCGAACATACCACCTAAACCTCTACGCTTTGGTCCAGTATCTGCTGCGGCTTTTGCATTTTTCTGTATTTGGTCGCCTTGTGATTTTAATGCTCTCGTCTGGTCTTTTATTTGTCTTTCACGCTTTCTTTCATCTCGCAATGTGGAATCAATGTCATCTTTTATTTCATCGGTAACGCGTTCTTCTTGTTTCAACGCAGCATTATATTGTGCTTGCATAATGGTTTTTTGCATCATGTCAGCTTTGGCGGATGCGTCTTGTCTAGCCATCCATTTTTTATATAACCACCATAATAACAATCCAGCTCCAATAACTTTAACAAGTGTACCAATTGGACCTAACATATTAAATACGCCTGATATTCCTTCGAATATTGCTTTTACAGGTGCTAGTACATAACCTAATATCTTACCTATTGCAGAAAATCCTTCGCCGATGAAACTAATTACAGGTGCAAGTGCAGTAAACACACTACCAATTGCTTCTGCGACTGGTAAAAATGCCGATTTTAATTTCATCATCAAATCATCCATCGACTTTTTCATTTGTTCAGCTGCCTGAGCTTCTTGCATTTTTGCTTTTATTTGTTCTGGACTCATATCAGCTAGTTGCTCCGCCGACAATCCTAATGACTGAGCAGCCGCAGCTTGTTCTTCAGATAAGTCTCCGAGTTTTTCTTGTAACGTTAACGTCTTCTGTAACTCGCCTAATTCCATACCAGTGGCTTCGGCTAATTTTTCTTTTTCAAATCGGTTCATTTCATTAAATTCAGCTAACGAACCAACGTTCTTCATTACCTCTTTACTTGCACCTACTAAATCACCTTCAAGTGCTAATTCACGTGCTTTATCTAAATTTATTTGTTTTCCGCTCAAAGCTTGGAATTCAAACTGAGCATTTAATGACTTTTCAATATCTAATAGACCATCGGCAATGTTTGTCATTTGCTTCAAGTTCATTCCCATCTTTGCTGCTTCAAACGCTGCATCGGCTAATTCTTCTGCTCCGCCGCCGATATACTTCATGGCGTCTTCTGAATTAGCGGCGATGTCTTCCATTACCTGACCAGTTGATATTCCTGACTTAAATGTTTTTGCCGCTAATGATTCTTGTATCTTCGCAGCTTCTTCAGCCGAAGCTCCTTGCCTTTCAAATGCTTCAATACCTTTTGCAGCTACATCCGATGTGATACCATATGCTTTAGCAGTTTCTGCTACTTGGGTTGCAGTCTCAGTCGATAATTTACCGGCGGTACCCATTTCTTTAATTAACTCTTGCTGTATAGCTAATACATCTTCTGTATTTGCTAATAGATTTTTACTGTCCATTGCACGAGTTCTTGTTTCTTTAACTAACTGCTTTGATTGTGCAATATCTAAACCGGTTGATTTATTGAAGTCTTGAGCAGCTCCTTCTATTTCTGACAATACACCAAATAATGCCGTACCAGCCGCTACTACTAATAATAACGGATTCATCATTACAACTGAATTAAATGCACGCATTGCCGCAGTTAAACCTCCGGCTAATGTACCGCCTTGAACAAGATGAGCATTCATTGCTTGGAATCCGACATTTACTCCATTTTGCAATTTATCTGATGCATCATCTAATCCTAATGACGCAGCGATGAATCCGCCAGCAGGCAATGAATCAAACATCGTATCTACAGCGCCACCCAATTCTTTTGCTTTTTCAGATGCATCATTAAATGCACCAACCATTTTTGCATGCTGATCAGTTCCTAGTATACGTTCCTGATTTTCTAAAGCAGTCATCAACTCATTAGCCATATCTAATTCAGTTCGAATTAGTTTACCTTGCGATGTACGACCGTCGACGCTTTGTTTTAATAATTGTAATTCTGTGATTTTATCCGCAACTAATTTTTTTTGAGCATCGAGTTGATCACCGGTTAATCGAAATAAACCAGTACTAGATTTGAATAAATCTGCTTGCATTTCATTTAAGTCGCGAGCATGGTCTGTAATATCTTCGTCAAGAGTTTTTCGTTTTTCTGCTAAAGTTTTACTGCGTTCTTCTAATTTTTCACGACCTTGTACAACTGAACGTAGTTCTTCTTGTTTAACCAACTGTTCTATTATCGCATCTTTAGTAGCTAATGTTTTATCTAATATCTTATCTAATATCTTATCATATTGCGATAAAGTAATAAGCCCTTGTTCATATGATTCTGCAACTGCTTGAGCAGCTTCTTGTTGTGCTTTGCTGATGCCAGGAGTTTTATTACTTTTAGCCATTTTATTTACGTTTATTAGCTTTATTTAATGCCTTCACCTGTTTATTCATACGAGCTTGTAATTTCTCTAAATTTTGTAGATTTGTATGAAAGTCTGCTAAAGCTGCTTGATATTCCGGAAAATCATCTTCTTCGCGTGAAATTGTTTGTAAAGTTTTTTTAAATTTACCACCAAATAATAAATTGAGAATAGTAGAACCTAATCCTTCATCGATTTGGTCAATTGAATTAATCTGTTTAAGAAGCTTTGATTCAAATTTATCATGAGTCATACTTTACCTTTTCTTTTTAATAAATATGACTATCTACGAAATTTAGGTGGTGATGCCTTCTTAGATACTTGTGCTTGTCTATTAGCCTTTTCCTGGGCTTTATTACGATCTTTGAAAATTTTGTTTATCTTGTTAATATAGTATACACGAAGATATACAGGCATTTCCGTTACGTCCGAATATGAAAAACCTTTTCCATAATAAACCAGATCAAATATCTGGTCATATACATTTAACCTATACTTTTGAGTCAGGCCAAAAAAAGTCCAATCCGATGGTAACGGGACAACGAAAGGGTTCTCCTGTCTCCTCGTCGATACAATCGATCTCTAAATTAATATCAGGAGTAATTTTTTTTAGCTCATTTCGAATATATCGAGAATCAATTGCAAACAATTCATTATCAACAAAATGACGTATAGCTTTAGGATCAGTATCACTATCAATTGAAGAAATAAGATGTTTTAACATAGTAGTAACAGTTGCATCTTTTTTGATTTTTGTTAAGGCTTTCATTTCCTCATCAATCTTACGCTGCATTCCTTGAGTAACTAATTGAACTGTTACTGTACGTTTTGACGCTGGTAATTCTAGTTCATAATATGAATCACCATTATCTGCTGCTTCCCAATCAATTTCTTTATCCTCTAATTGAGTTAGATCGACGTGTACTTTTTGTTTAACACCTGACGGAGCAACTACTTCAACGTCATAATCCTTACCATAACCTAATACTCGTGCTGCAATCATTACAGCATTTTTATCACCTACAAGCAGGTCGTTATAATCAAATGGAGTTACAATTAATGATTTAAACAATTTATCTAATACAACACCTTGTTTAATATATGATTGGTTAGTAAGAATATCTTCTTCTTTTGCGGTCATATATTTCATTTCAATAGTACCAGATCTTAAAGGATGTCCTTCAGGATAAAATTTTCCTTTAGATGGCAATTGAATAATTTCCGTTGGAAATTTACTTGTTTGTGGTTGTACTTTATCGATTACCTGTTGTGCTTCGAATTGTGCAATTGCCTTTGCCTTTAAAGCAGCATCGGACAATTCAACATTCTTTTTAGGGTAATCATCATTAAGTGTCGTAGACATATTTCTCCTTTATAACTTTTATTTAATATAAATATAACGCAGACCAGATATTCATATAATAAGATAAATTTTATTTACTAATCTATTTCATCGTAACTGTACGTTTATCATATTTGTCTGCTAGGTAATCCTGAAGCTTTTTGTTCATATTAAAATCAGGTTCTAACTCTTTAGTATCTGATTCACTTTCTATAGATGCTGCTAAATCTTGAAGAAATCCATTTTCTACAGTGTCATCTACAATAGCAGAAACCTGATCATCAATATCTAAATTATCTAACCATGTTTTAGTTTTTTTAGTATCCGGTTTCTTTGTAGCTGCTTTAAAAAAATCATAAAACGTTTTTGCTGAATTTGCACCTGGTAAAAATCCTAGTAGTGTATCAACGCCTACTTCTACGCCTTTTGATACAATCGTACCACCTTTTTGTTTTAATTTAATCATTTTAATAAGCTGTTTTAAATCGCCATATGTCGTTAACTCTGATTCGAGCAAAATTTCAGACAATATAGATTTCAACTTAATCATTATTCAGCTGGTAGTATTGCTTTTATTTTTGATACTATCTGCGCAAATTCTTTTCCGGTAATACCAAAGGCAATTGCCATAGCCGCCATTACCGCTGCTTTTTGAGATGTATTCGAAAGATCTTTCACGGCTGTCGGATCTTCAATCATATCAATGATTTTTCCACGAATGTTTCCGCCAATTGCTTTTAATGCCATGTTAAGATTTTTAATAACCTTAGGATCGCTAATTTCTTGACCATCTGGTCCAACAGGAATTACATCGGCTTCTGATAATAATTTTCTTTTAACTTCTTCTCGAATAATGCGTCTTAATTCTTTTTCAGTCATTTTAAATCCTTTATTTAATATAAATATTTGAACATAAAAAAAGCCCTTCCGAAGAAAGGCTTTAATTTTTCGACCAGGGTCACCCCAATCCAAATACAATTAGAATTGAAGAATTGCGTAATCGTATTTCAATGTAAGTTCAATCATCAATGGATCTTCTGAAGACCAATCTAAATCACCAAACGTCGCTGATGAAATAAATGCACCTTTCAATGTCCACTCTTCAACTTTATCACCTACAGGACCTAAAGTGTTAAATGTAATATCCTTTTTATAGAAATCTGAATATCCATCTCGACCTGTTACTGATTCGTGATGTAAACGAACCCATTCCATTACCGCTTGCGCTCCTGATGGTACGACTGGGTCGTATAATGATACGGTTACGTCTTGCCATCTAGATTTACCTTTCAACTTTCTTTCAACGTTGATGTGGTCTAATACAACCTCACCTTGATCGATCGACGGTCTCGAAGCAGCTTTCACGAGGTAAGACGGAATACCCTCGATATACATAATGAACCGGTTTGACATTTTAGGTTCATATGCCGTATAAAATATCTCGGTTGGGTCAAGTAATTCTGCCATCTTTTCTACTCCTTTAATAATTTATTATAAATATGTCCTCGCTACTATTCTGGGAACGATGCTCCGGTAGGTAAGATATTGAAATCAATGATAATGAATTCAGCTGTCTTAGCAGGTTGCAAATAAATAGCTCCCCTCATCTCATTTCGGTCAATTACATCCGGTGTATTATTAGTCTCATCCATAACTACTTTGAACGCATACAAACCTTGACGTTGCTGTACTGATTCAAAATATGGATTAACGATTGATAAGAATCTGTTTCTCGTAGCCGCAGTATTGTTTTCAAATACAAGGAACTTAGTAGCAGATGCAACAAATTTCTTAGCAGCAATCAATAAACGTCTTACGTTAACACGATCCAATGCAGAAGCTTTTTTCTGCAATGTTTTTTGCCCGTATACAACAACACCTGCATTAGGGAAAGTTGCAATAGGATTCACAGCCTTTTCATACAATGTATCACGGTTTGATTGAGTCAATTTTCTTTCTGTTTGAACAGCGATATCCAATGCACCACGATTTAAACCAGCAGGAGCATACCATGGAGCAGCTACTCGGTCATTAAATGCATACACACTTGGAATCAAAGTAGATGCCGGAACCCAAACATTACGTCCTAAATCTGCATCTGGAATTTTAACCCATGGCCAATATACAGCAGCATAATTAGTATCACGAGCTTCTGCCTTTGCAGTTGCTTGCCCAATAGATGCTCCATATTCAACTGGATCTATTAATAAGAATGCATCAGCTCTAGATTCTAAAGCATTTAATGCAGTAGTAAGTACAGCCGCATGGTTTGCATAATTATCAACTAATCCTGGTAATGCCAATAAGTTAATATCATACTCATCTTGGTTTCTTAATAAATAGATAGCATCTTCATAAGCATTTTTAGCACCAGATACACCTAAGTTAAATCCTTGTGTATTTGTATTAGTAATTTCATCATAAAATCTTTTAGGATGAGCTACAGTACCATCTGAACCGCCTGCAAATGTTCCGGATACGGCTGCTGGTAATGATGCAGATAATGCATTATCACGAATGTTACCATTTGCATCTAAATAGTTATATGTAGTCTTTAATACTTCAACACGAACTAAATTTGAACGATTTGCAAATGAACCTGATAATTGCAAGAATGGATCTGTCGTAGCAGAATCTCTCAATGTATAAACTTGGTCACCAATTACTTTTGCAATGTAATTACTTGAGTTTGGATCTAATGTTAAGTTATTATACTGTTCAAGAACAATTTTTCTTTTACTTGTATCATCACCGCGACGAACTAACAATGTAAATGTACCTCTTGTAGTATTAACATTTGATACTTCCCATCGTAAATTGTTTACAGTACCGTTAACCAATGTATTATTTGTACCTTCTGCACCGTTACTGTTTTGGTCAGCTCCATCTGATAATGTATACAATCTAAATGACTGCTGTGATGCTGTTGCAAATGTCCTAACATTCGCAGATGCTGGTTCATAATTACCAGCCAAAATCCTAACAACGGTCAATGTATCTGCATACTTCAGATATTCTTGAGCCATATAATTAGTCAAGTATTTGTAATTTTTTTGCGCTGCTCCGGAACCACTAGTAATTACACCACCAAATTTTTGTACAAAATCAGAGTAGCTTGTTACTATAGTAGGAATCCCGGCAGGTCCTTTTGCAGTTGGTCCGATAACGGCAGCTCCAATTGCAGCGACACCAGCAGGTAAAAACGATTGATCGACTTCGTTTGTAAACACCCCGGGTGATACTATTCTTTCAGCCATTAGTTTGCTCCTTATTAATTGTTTATCTACATATAAATATCAGTTAACGGAGCCAAACATGCATTAAGATTCAACAAATTCGCCCGACTCGATATTTAGTGTACCGGTACCATATTTGTCCGATAATTGTTTTACTAGTTCTGTTTCATTAACTTGCAGTTGTTTATACTCGCTAACAGCAGCAGCTTTTGCTTTATGCAAATCTTCGAGTCGCTGTTCCGTGGCAATCAATTCCATTTCAATTTGACCTAACTCGTAAATTAACTCAGTACTGGTTTCACGTAATTGATTGATCTGCGTTAGAAATTCCTGATCGATAACATGTTTTTCTGACATAACTTTTCCTTTTTATTTAATATAAATATACATTTAATACTAATAACCGCCGGGAGGAGGGTCTGTTATATTAACATTAAATGAAATAATCTCATTTCCGAATGATACCTTTTTAACTGCATATTGTTTACGTAGATTTGATACTCGCAATTCATATGGCATTAACATTGTACCTTTAACAGTTAATGGCAATGATGCTCTTACCACTCGATCATCGCCGATAGTATTTACATTTTCAAATGTATAGTCAGATATGAAGGTTGGAAATTTCCAAGTAGTTCCCCATGCAAATCCATTTAACGGCATTATCTGTTCTATAATAGAATTCAATTGATCAATGTATTCCGTCCATATTAATAAGTCATATGATACATCTACAAATTCCGGTACAGGTGCTATATAATATTCTCGACTCGGCTGTATACCTTGTAACAAAGAAAATCTGTCATACTTATTTCGTTTAGTAAATTTATTACGAAATACATATTCATTTCCAGCCGGCTGGCGATTAACTGCTAATGTTTTAAGAGTAGCACGGTCTGTCATCGAATTTCTACGTATACCAATATAAGGAGTCATTGCCTTCCCGCGGTCATCTAACATGTAACCACGTTTTTGGAATTGAGCCCATTTCTCACCATTTGCATAAAATACAGGCACATCAACAACTGCGTTATTCTCAATGATCTGTGGTTGTATAGTTTCCCTAATATAAGACATAATCGCAAAGTCTATATCTATAATAGTACATTTCGGTGTCTTTACGACATCGTCATCCCTTCGGATTTGGTCCACATTACGTTTGGTAGTATTCGCGAATAAATCTTTGTTATCCGTAAACGTACTATACGACCTTTTAAAATCTCTATTTCTTTCTATTTCACTCATAAGTTCCTTGGTATATTATTTGGTTTATTAATACCACTTCGGAACGACTGAATGTTCAATCGATTCTTTCTGGTTACATGTGTATCTACTACAACCGAAACTGGCCAACCAAACTCTGCACGCAATCCTAAATCGTAACCTAAGTCTTGTTCTGGATTGGTACCACGGAAATACTGGGTAGATGATGTGTTATCAACTTCAAAATATTCACCATCATATTCAATGATATCACCGACTTCAATTACTATGCTTCTAGGAATTAAATCATCACGTAAAAATGCAAATGTACCATTACGTATATAATCAATACCATAATCATCTGATTGAGTTGTTTTTGTATCTTTTAATATGATAGCATTGATACGAATTAGATCATAATAAACTTTGTTATCAGATTCATCGTATATGTTTGTGTTAGTAGCTTGTAGGTTTAGTTTATAGAAACCAACTTCCATATCAATATAACGATTGATAAGCTCTCGGTTGATTGACCGAATCATTGATGCATCTCGCGCTGAACCGAATAAAGCCATGGTAGTGTCCTATATAAAATTATGCAATGTAAATTTTCAATGGTATCTTGCTTAACTGCATAGATAACGCATCGGCTTCTGCTTGCTTTCTTTCTAACTGAGCTTGTCTAGACATTGAATCCAATATTTCTTTGAGTTCAGTTATAAGTGCTTCTTTATCCGTTTGAGCTCCTGATACTAGATCAGAACCATTTAATGTTATTTCAGCATTTGGTATCGGTAAAGATGAATACTTGCTTCGTACCCATCCTAACATTTCTTTTGATAATGCTAATGTATATCTACGGATCCATTGTCTACCTACTGCATTGACATGACTATAAGTTATGTTTTGGTATGGTATATTTGAAAAATCGGATACAGTACCGGTAGGTGATTTCAATGGATTGTTACGTTCTGCCTTTTTAACATATTCAAACCAGATTTTTGTAAACTGTACTGCATTAGGTATTGGAAATATTTTAATTCTATTTTTAGACATTTCAAATGACCAAGCCGATCTACGTACAACATCATTTATTTCAATTGCCTGTAAACGTAACATATCAGCAAATACTGGCATCATCATAAATGATACGCCTGGTGAATATGAACCAAATCCAAATGCATCTAACATTTGCTGAGTACCAATACCGGTACCGATAAATGGATCAAAGAATCGAGCCAATGCTGGAGGTGGGTCATGATATACTCGTTTTATTTCAATTGCATCTACTCCTGCAACACCTGACTCTAATTTAACAATGTTAGGATCTGTTAAATCATAAATTTGCTTTCCAGCTTGTACAGTAATACTACCAGTATAATATGTTACATTACCGCCCGAACCTGCTTCTGTTCCATATTCTTCAGCTAACTCAATCATTCCACCCATTGATGGAGATACTTTTTGTCCTGATAAATTGATACCTGATCCGGTTGCTGAACCATATAGATTCAACATATTATCTCGTATATTATATGTATTTAATTGTGCACCGTATTCTGAAATTGCTTCTTCGAAACATGTATAGAAATTAACATCCTGTAATTCAATTTCAGATATAGGATAACCTAGGCGTTTTGCACACCAATCAGATACTTTATCAACGTCGATCTGAAAATCATAGTCGTGGTCATATATTCCAAACGGAGTTTCGCCAGGAAAAAAGCTTGATGAGCCGGGCCATATAGGAATGTTAACTGCCATGTAATATCCTTTTTAATAAATATCACACACTCCGCGTTTATAAGAAATTTTTTGATTGATTACCAACATGTAATAATTACAATACCGTCGCCGCCATTACCACCACGTCCTCCAGTCACACCAGCTCCACCGCCTCCACCTCCGGAGGCATAACCACCGTCGCCGCCTTTACCACCCGTTCCCGATGGTGATCCTGCACCGCCTGTTCCTCCGGTATTTAAAAATGGTTTCAATGACCGTATTCCGTTGTTACCATCTAAACCTCCTGCAGGATTACCAGCCGTTAACGTGTTAAGGGCGAGATATGTTCCGCCACCTTCGAAATCCGTAGCTGCTTGTAATGTTATGGTACCACCAGGGCCTGCAGCTGCATTAGTTCCTCCGCCACCGCCTGTACCGCCTGTTATTGGCAATACGTTCCATGCACCGGTCGTTATGCCGGGCGTATATGGAAGTGTTGATGATCCACCAGCCGTTCCAGCTAAACCTGTTATACTAGCATTAGCAACGTTTCCCACATTTGGAATAAATCCTAATTTAGCTAATGGACCGCATGCGGCGATTGTAGTAACTGCGGGTGCGCTTCCTGCTCCTCCCGGGTTTGCAGACGTTCCTTGGATTCCGCCATTTGCGAATAAAATAATATTAGGAATTGATGTTCCAGCTGTAACGCCGGATGATAATGATATATAACTTCCTAAACCAGCTGTGCCATTTGTCGCAGCCGCGCCGCCTTTGCCTCCTGCTCCTGCTATAACCCATAATGAATCTGGTAAAAATATTGCAGGTATTATGATAGATGCAATTGTGCCAGATGCTCCTCCGCCTCCACCGCCTTTGTTACCTGCCGCGGATTGACCTCCTCCACCGCCGGCGCCTCCTCCGATACATAACATATGAATCATTGTAACGCCTTTAGGTTTGCGCCAACGTTGCCATTGGGTCGCAGCATTTGAATTAGGTAGGAACATTTGCACATTGGATCGGTGCATTGCCGGTAAAAAATTAAATGCAGTATCAGAATTTTCAAATATCATAACTTACCAACTGATTATTACGACTAATCCTTCTCCGCCAGCTCCACCACGACCTCCGGTAGTACCGCCACCGCCGCCGCCGCCGCCACAACCATATCCACCAGGACCTCCTTGTCCTCCAACTTGGCCTGAAGCACTACCGCCTCCAGATCCTCCTGTATTTAAAAATGGACGAAATGATTTAATACCGGCACTTCCGTTTCCGGCAGCGACTGTGTCGTTACCCGCAGTTCCAGCTGGTATGATATTTGACGCAGGAGTCATTGTCCCTCCCTCATAATCTACTGCCGCTTGCAATGAAATTGAACCTCCGGCAAATCCGGTGTTAGCAGCGGTACCTACACCAGCACCTCCTGCTCCACCATGCAATGGAAATGTATTAAATACAGTTGTTACTGACGCTCCTACAGCCCCAGTCTGAGCTCCACCAGCGTTACCACCGATGCCGGCATAACCTGCATTTGCAGCTGTACCATTATTCGAAAACATACCTAATTTACCTATAGGTCCTAAATTCGCAATTGTAGTAACTGCACCTCCTGTCGATACACCACCACCAGCTGCACCAGTACCAGCAATACCGTTACCGCCACCATTTGCTCTTAATATCATGTTTGGAATAGCTGTCCCATTCGTTAATGCAGAACCTAATGAAATATAAGATGGATTACCTGAGGTACCGTTACTAGATGCGGCTCCTCCCTGTCCTCCAAAACCAACCGCAATTTTCAATGCATCAGGAACTAACAAAGCAGGAAGTATTAATGTAGTCAAAGCACTAGATGCTCCTCCAGAACCTCCTCCGCGTGTAGAACCATTAGCGGAGGTATGACCACCACCACCTCCACCTCCGCCTCCAATACACATCATATATATCATTGAAACGCCTTTAGGCTTGGCCCAGTTTTGCCAGTTCTGAGTAGCAGATACTGTTATTCCGGTTGGATAAAATACTTGAACATCTCCTTTAAAATTAGGAGGTAGGAAGCCAAAGTCAGATGATGAATTTCCAAAATACATATTATATACTATTAATAGTCGCCACCAATAACCATTGCTTGCCAGCTTTGGTTAGTTGTTTGAGCAACATGTTGCGAAACTAAAATGTAATGACTAGTCGGTATTGCAATGTTCAATGGTATTTCATAGTAGTTAACTGCGTTAGTCGAGTTTGATGTCGATATGGCAGGTACAGATATTTCCGCTATTAGATTAGTATTAGCAGCAGTAGGTGTACCAGTATTAACCGTACTTAAAAATACTCGTAATGTTGTCGCTACTGAAGTAACCGCAGCTGCGGATGCAACTGGTATAAATCTTACACGTTGAATAAAAGAACCATCCGCTCCTGCCGTAAATGCAAGGAAATGATCTGTACCTATTGCGTTAGCTGCAGAACCATCTGATCTAACTAATGCAGCTGTTGTTGTAATCTTTACGTCACCTATGTTAGGTGTTAATGCGAAAATTGGACTTGTATTTGCTGGCATAATCTTTTTCTTTTTATATAAATATTAAAAACCTGAAAATGGATACATAATTTGAGTTATAGACAATACCTTACCTAAATCAACATTTCCACTTCCACCTGTTGAATTAATCGTTACCGCCCCAGTACCACCGGTAGGTGATATTGTTATATTAGTACCTGCAATTATCTGAGTTACACCGCCGGCGGATCCGGATGGCCCTTGCGGTCCGGCAACACCTTCCATTTTAGTAACGCTTAATACAACGTTATTTGCTAATCCGCCAGAAGACGCTGGATATCGCGCTACCAATGTAACGTAATCATTGGCATTCAATAATACCATGGTATCGGCGCTTGCAACTACTTTATCTGTACTAGAATTTTTTCCGGCCGTTAAACTACCACTTAAATTATTGGTAATACCGTTTTTTGAAACTGCAAATTCAAAATCACTTACAGTACCAGGTCCTACATCTGCATGATAATGAATTAGATACAGCCCATTTAAATAAACATATATTCTATCTGTATTAGTATTATCATGTGATATAACAGCTGGATAATTTTCTACATCTGTACGATCAAATGTTATTGATGCAAATGCATTTGTTAATGTATAGCCCGACGTTCTTCGAGCTTGTGCCGATGATAAATTACCGGGTGTATATGGAGCATAACTAGCACTTATAGCATTGTTTGCATTATGAGCAAAAGACGCTGTCTGTGCCGTAATTAATCGACCGTTTATTTTACTTATATTACTCATATCTCATACCACTCATGTGAAGGTTTAAATTTTATTAGATAGAAATCTGGATCATTTGTACTACGATAATATACATGTCCTATTATTCGTACAAATTGACCGGATAATGATGGTGCCGTAGTTGACATGTAATTACCGGCAGATGATGTTGTATTAAGATATACAGGTGCACCAAATTGTAACTTATCAACTTTAGGAAACGCACTACCAAATGAACTAGATGCAACGACTGCAGTACCTTCTAATAATACGTTGTCACCATTGGCAACATTAAAAGCTAATCCTAATAATTTTGTTGCGACATTTGCTGATGAGGCATCTTGCGAATACCATATTCCATCTTCACGCATACCAACTAAATCATAATCCACAACTGAACCATCAAATGTTACGCTGGCAAGTATTTCACCGGTAGGAAGATATTTACCATAATTTGACCAATATGCTAATGGTTCAGCGACAGTCGGAATATCTATCAATGCACGTGTCCAGGCAGTTTGCTGAACTGCGGATACGTTAGATGTGATATTATAATTCAGTGCTGTTATGCCGGTGGAATCAAGGAGATCTCGGCCGCGATAGTCAATTGATGGGATGCCAGCTGGATCATATAAAGCTCTACCGGCCCAGTCAATTGATGTCACAGCAACCGAATCATTCAGCGCTCGATTTTGCCAGTCAACTGCTGTCTGAGGTGGCCCGCCTCCAGCCGGCGTTCCATCATCAGTTAAAATTCGATTATTCCAGTCAATGGATTGCGACGTAGTAGTGCTAAATGCTCGTTGCGTTTGCCAATCCAATACCGCGATAGTACCAGAACTATTAATTAATTGTCGGTTTTTCCAATCAATTGATATGCGGTTACCATCGTCATATGTGACTCGAGTACTCCATACTACGGATCTGTTAAATGACGAATCTCTTAATTGGCGGTCGTTCCATAAAACTGATCCTGTGCCTAATGTATCATATGCAGTGCGTATGCGCCAATCAATCGATTGAGTGGCACTTGCATCATATAATTTACGTACATTCCATTCATATGATAATTTGCTGTTAGCATCTCTTCCTTGTAAAGTTCTCCAGTTAAGAACTGCTGTACCGGCTGTATTATTTAATGTACGGCTTTCCCAGTCAACGCTAGCACTAGGGCCGGATCCGCGTAATGTATATGTTTTTGTATTTAATACGTTAACACCGGTGTTACCTCGTACTGATAATGATCCTGTGATACCATACGAGCCTGAAAGTTGTTTTTGATGTCTCCATTGTTTCGTAGGGCCATAATATGTCCAAATATCTCCATCTTGATATGTTCCTAACCCTAATGCAACAGAACTTAAATCTGTAAAGTCTAATGGTTGTTGAACTGCAACATAAATAATACCACTTCCTCCGGGACTTGCTTTTACAACTTGTCCTACTGGTACGATTTCATAAGGTGCTGACGGTACTGTTGATGTTAATTGTCCTGCCGATGAAGAAAGGTATAGAGTATCTCCATCATTAAATGCTGAAGTATTTACACCTCTTACTAATCCTTGCGTAGTTACATATCCGAATGTACCAGCTTCAATATCATGAGTTGCTAAACCTAAAATCTGATTAACTAAATTAGAACTTCCTGATACTCGTATGGATGCGGCTAATACCACTTCTGGATGATCGCCATGTGTTCCTATAATTCGTACTGGAGCTCCATTTGCGATAGTAGCTACAGTATCGTTATACACTCGAGTCCAATTCTCTTGTCCTACTTGTAAAGTAACATCAGCTTCTGAATTATACACAGATAGTGCACCTTCTGTATTATCCCAAAATATTCTACCATTTTGATATGGCGGGATTGATGCGCTAGTATTAAAATCAATATAATTTACATTGTTAATTGAACCCGATATTTGTAAATTATTTGAATATGATGCTGTTAGTGCATATGATGCAGTTCCTAATAAAGACCCAGTAATGCTTGGTGCATATAAAGAATTTAATGAGGCATTAGAGCCAGATGTAATGACCTTTTTCCAAGATGGCATATCGTTTTCCTTTTACGTTGCGGTTGGTTACAAACACTATGCCGTGAGTGTGCCCACTTCCTTTCGGCCAACAACATTTAATATAAATATCTTACTTGGAGATTTTACCTGTTTTTACAGGAGGTGTATTAAGCTGTTTTTGAATCTCTGATAATTCTGTTTCTAGTTTAATTTGTAGGCTAGCAATATACTTTGCATCTTTACCTGTTAATGTAATCGTATCTAAAGCTTGCCGTAACACACTAATTTCCTGTGGTGTTAAATCGATTGAGAACATGTCCATAACTTATTATTTTACTGTTTGATTTATATATTGATTTTGTATTTTTACAACTAAATTATAAAACATTTCTACTTGCTCTCCTTTAATAGTTGTACCGCGAAGAGTATTAAGTAGAAACTCAAGCTCCGGAGCCGTTAAAATGTTCGGATCTAGAACTTGAGTTTTATCATTTTTTGATATAATTTTATTTACTATTCCCATAACTTGTTGTATCATTTTTTATGAATAAATCCAAATATCGCCCGCCGTAGATGTATAAACAGCGCCGGCGACAACAAATTCACCCGTAGTTGGTTTTGTTGCAGTATGAGCTGCCTCTGTGAATACATATCCAACAAATGCTCCATTTACACCGTTACCTGAGGTTGGGTCTAATGCATTAGATGAATCAGCGATACCATTTTGGAATCCCCAACGATCTGTTGACGAGTCATATCCGTATGCAATATTTCCGTTACCATCAGAACCGCGGTCTATTATAATACCGCCATCGCCTGCTGTAGCAGAACCTGATGCTAATAAAATGAATTTATCTTCAACTAATAAATCAGTAGTGTTAACATAAGTTATTGTACCTTGTACATTTAAGTTACCACCAACTGTTAAATTATTGCTGACAGTTACATCATTTGGTAATCCAACTGTAATAGTTTGACCAGATACAGATGTTTCTACTTCATTACTAGTGCCAGCAACTGTCAATGTTTGCGATGTCAATGCAACAGTACTTGGACCACCGGTACCGGCATTAATATTTAATGTAGTCGCAATACCAGTCAATCCAGATCCATTACCTCTAAACGATCCAGAGAATGATCCAGAAGCTTTAAGATTAGTTAATGTAAGTCCGCTAAATGGCCCATTAGATGATCCACCTAAACTTATAGCCGTACCGCCTATAGTTACGGATGAATTTGCCAAGCTTGAATTAGGTACACTACTCAAACTAAATGTTACGGTATCAGTACCAGCATTAGCTGAAATTTTCAAACCAGATGCAGAAGATGAAGCAAATGTTAAATTACCATTTGATCCGCCTGCCAACATCTGCGTTGATAAAAACGATGCAGTTGAAAATGCATGCTGTGCAGATACCGATGTTAAATAATTTTTATCGTTTACGAACTGAGATATATTACTACCCGAGACTGCTACCTTTTTCCAAGTTGCCATTTTATTCCTTTACTAAATCATTTATAATAAATATACTGTTATCAATTATTCTAATCCAATGAATAATGATGATGATGTGAAATATATCGATCCTGCAGTTGTTGAACCAATTGGATTATTCGATTGAGTTGCAAATTTTACTATACCACTCTGACTAACAGTTAATATAGCAGCATTAGTATTTACATTCTTAATTAAGAATACATTTTGTGCACTACTCGCTACCGTAAAAGAGCCTTGATTGGTTAGGTTTAAGAACGTTTGGTTACCTGAATTTACAAAGAAGATATTCGTGCCTATGTTTACACTTGCAGAAATACTTCCTGTGGCAATAAATGGCCGTACAGGGCCTGCAGGTCCAACTGGTCCTTGAGGTCCTTGCAATCCAGCTGCTCCTTGTAATCCGGATAAATTTGTAACAGTAATTACATCATTTGGTTTAGTAACTGTTACCGTAGTACCTTTTCTATTGTCTGTAATAATTAGATTCGACGCCGGTCGAGTAACTTTTACATCATTAATATTTTTTTGTACTGATAAGCTCATTATACTGTAGTCACCTGCTTTAATACTTGAACTTTACCTTCTAATAATCGAACTCGAGTTTGACCATTAGTTAACTCTAAATCATAATAACCTTCGTTAAACGTAAATCCATTAGTTACAGTGTGACCTATATATACACCAATACTTCCTGATGCCAATGGTTTTGCTAATGTACTTCCTGATAAACTTAAAAATGCCGATCCTGATTTTTTATTATATACATTACCTAAACTCGATGTTAATGTAGCATATAATGTCGAACCGCCTTGAGTATTTCGTATCTGCATCGCAGCGGTATATCCGGATAAATTTACAGGCGTACCTGATGCATCTTTATAAACGATTTCTAAATCTAAAGTTGCACCTTGTTCAATGACAAACGAATATCTTCCTGCGGACATACTTTTTCCTTTTAATATAAATATGTAGTTACATGTGTTACGATAGTAAAAAAGGGAGACCGAAGCCTCCCTTTCTCGCATTAAGCAATTGTCATTTGTCAATTACTAAATAACTATTAGATGGTATCCAATGCAGAAACATATACTTTTCCGTAGAATTCTGGACGAACCATTTTCTTAGCGTAACGAGTCATAACACCTTTTCTTGGTGTAAAGTTGTTAGGATCGTACACTAATGGAGTCATGATCAACGGAACATATGGAGCATATACAGCACCTGTTTCAAGGAATTGAGATCCTCTATAACCCATAAGGATTACATTTTCAGTCATGTATGGGTTTTTATAAACTTGGAATCTATTATTAATAGCACCAACTTTTTGTACACCCATTGCAAACTGCATTTTATCACCATCAGTATCAGCAGCATATCCTGGGATTGACTCAAGGATAGTAGCTACAGATGGAGAACATACTAAGAAGTTTGCTCCACCACGTACTGTTAATTGGTGAATACGGTTGCTTACTTTCTGGATTTTAGTTCCTAATGTTTGGAACCAAGTTCCTTGGTTGTATGCTTGAGCAGTAGCATTAGACTGAACGAATGAGTTAGAAGCGGCAGACCACTCAAAACCAATTTTAGCAGACCAACGATCGACTGTCTGAGCATTTTGGATCAACATGTCTAAGATCTCTAGGTCAATCTCTTGGGAGATGTACTCAGATAACATAGAAGTTAATTCAGCTTCAGCATCAATTGAGTGGTATGCGTTAAGGTCTTGAGCGAATTCAGGAGACCAGATTGCTTTTAACTTACGAGTCTTAGCAACGATTGCTTCAGAACGAAGTTCCAAGTTAATTTCTGGGATATCTAAATAAGCAGCTTTAACGTTATTTGTAAGTGCAGTTGGATCTTCAAAATCACCACGGCTAGCAGCACCTGGTTGTTTTTGGTAGATTACTGTTACTGCATTCAAGTCGCTATCAGCTTCAACTAAGAATTCAATATGACCTTTTCCTTTAGAAAGGCGAGTGAATTCAGGATATACAGCATCTAAGTTAGTACCTTGTACGTTGAATGCACGAAGACCATTCAAGTCAGGATTGCTCAATGATGCGGTAGGAATTGATAAGATAGTAAATGGTCCAGCTCCGGTAGAAACTACTGATGCAGATAATTCTGAATTGTAGTTAGTAACATAATCAAATCTAGCACCTGTTAAGTTACCACCGTTTGAGAATACACCAGTACCAACTGCAACAGATCCTGTACGAGCAGATGTTACAGAGTTAGCCAATGTGAAAGTAGATGATGTCACGTCATTGATTGTATAACCAAAACGTCCAGCACCATAAAGACCTTCGGATGGAGCAGTTCCACCAGCTGCCTCAGTTCCAAGACCACCAGCATCAGTAATACCAAATACTGAATCACCTTGAGACTTACGTCCTTGGCCAGTTAAAAAATCATTACCACCAGCGGTAGATCCTTTTACTTGCTGAGCGGTACCATACTTGAAATCCAAGAAGAATACTAGTCCAGAAGGAAGGTTCATAGGTTGTACAGAAACGAAATCTTTAGCTGCAATTTCAGCAAAGATACGACGTACTAATGGTAAAGCAACACCAGCCCACTCTTCAGCATTTGCAGAAGTAGAAGTTGCGTTAGCTTCTGTTACCAATTGTTTTGCTTGGTTCTCTAATAGAACCGCCATTCCTCTGCGCTCAACCTCATTATCAAGTCCTTCTAAAAGACCTGTACGTTGCCACTTCTTTTCTAAAGCGATAGCAACTTTGTTTTGAGTACTTTGAGCATCATGAGGTAATAAAGAATTCAAATTCATTTTTTGTTTCCCTTTTTCTCGATTACTTTAAATTAGCTAATTTTTTCCAACGTGCTGCCAATGTAGTTCCTTCAGAAAGGATAGCTTTTTTAGGAGCTGTAGATCGGCTTGGTTTTGAAGCATAGCTTTCTTTGACCATTGGTCGTTTTGTTTTTGGTGATTTTAATGATTCGGCAATTGTACCGTACACTAATTTCACTTCTCGTACTGATTTAGCTCGGTCGAAGTTTTCAATAACTTTCATTTTCTGAGCTTCAGATAACGGATAATTTCTAAACAACTTGTTAGAGAATAACAATTTTGCATTAAGAAGATTAACTTCATTCAATTTAGACTTTAAGAATTTGATAACTCGAATAGCTTCTTCCAATTCAGCTTCAGCTTCCGGAGCTTCCTCTTCTTCAGTTACTGGCTCTTCTTCCATTTCTTCTTCTTCACGTAAAGCACGAATTACTTCTTCGATAGAAACTTCTTCTTCCTCTTCGCCCTCAGCGACTGGCTCTTCCATTTCTTCTTCTTCAGTCATTTCCTCTTCATCGCTACCTTCAAGTTCGCGAAGAATTTCTTCTAACTCAGCATCCATCTCTTCTTCTTCAGAAACAGGCTCTTCCATTTCCATGTCTTCACCTTCTTCCATTTCCATTTCCTCTTCCTCTGCCATGTAATCTTCTTCATCACCTTCGGCAACAGGCTCTTCCATGTCCATTTCTTCTTCTTCAGTCATTTCAGGCTCTTCCATTTCTTCTTCTTCTGCTAAACGTGCAGAAAGCATGCTTTGAAGTCTTGGAGTGAATGCTTCTTCTAATGCAATTTTTGCGTTAGCTAGTGCAGTTTCCCTTACGGCTTTTGCGTCAGCAATAGCTTCTTTTAATAAATCTCTCATTTGATTTGCTCCTCGTATTTAATTCGGAAGTAAGATTATTTGAAATCTTAATAGATAGTATAAAAATATTTGAGTGACTACGTATTGGAACGTAGTATCATGTTACAATAATATATATTGCACGAGGAGTTTAAACCACCGAATTAGGAAAACTTTTTTAAGATTTTTTTAGAAATTATTTTCTCTTTGAATCTTTTGTATATATTTGGCTTTACTTAATTGATCACGCTTAGCGATTGACTTCTTTTTAAATTCCTGACGGTCTTTAACTTCATCCAATACACCCGCATCCTTTACCATTCGTTTCCATTTTAAAATTGCTCCATTAACGTCGCCTTCTGGAAATCTTTTTGTTTTAGTAACTTTAACACCCAGAGTCTGTCCTGGGATAATGTGATCGATTCGTTTTTCTATTTTACTCATATACTTTTTTATTAATAACTCTTTAAATATAATAACTTTATTTCAAAGTACCAAATGTTTTATATTAATAATATCCGCCATATTCTCCCTTACCTCTATCAACCGTTTCAAGCTCTTTACTAATTTTATTAACTAACGCATCTTCTAGATTTACTGTAAATTCAACAATGCCCTCATTTGCATCATATTCACGATTCAACTTAGACTGACCGATGCCGTGTTTTTTAAACACGTTGACTGCAACTCGATCCATGAATTTATCTGTACCCGAAAACGTATAATCAGTGCCTTCGTTTAAGCGCGATAACTTTTTTTTTCTAGCAGTTTCTTCTAATGCAGGACCTTCGTCATCTACACCAGCTGTATAAGTATCTTCTTCTAATGCAGGCCCTTCATCATCTACGCCAGCTGTATATTGATAATCATCTTCATTTAATGAATTACCGACTTTATAATAACGTCCTAAAATAGAACCCATATCATCATACGCTGCTTCTAACCGTTGTTGCAGACCAGACATCTCACCAGCTGTTTTTTCAAACACCTTATAAGCTTCTTTCAATTGTTTCATATGGCGCGATACCGTAACATTGTCAAACCAATGCTCAGATTCTTGAAGTGTTAGTGCTTCGGCTTTTTCAACAATGCCTTGTACAGTTTTAGTAACCTCTTTCAAACCACGTTTAGCATATACCATTTCACCTAAACGATGATAATTAGCAACTGCCTCCAAAAATGCTTTTTTATCTTCTTTTCGCAGTTCTGGTTTTTCGTCTTCTCCTAAAAACTTTTCGTTTAGGATATGTCGCATTAATTGTTGTTCCCACGATTTCATATTAGAGATTCCTTTTTAACATTTTATGTAAATATTCTAAATTGCGTTCTGCAGATTGAATGTAACGAGCGCCTTGATTTAAAATTTGTTCAAATCGTAAATCACCTGTTTCTTCTTGATACATTTCAATAGATGACATAACAGTCTGTTCTAAATCACGTAGTTCATCGATTACACGATTAACTTCATCCATGCCATCTTTTATTATATCTTCTGGTAATGGAATTTCATTAGCTTCTTTAATACGAGTTTCTAATATTTCTGCTTTAGTTTGATCCCATTGACCTTTTTTAATACCACCAGTAACCCAAAAGTATGAACGAGGCTTTCCAGTCTTTTTCATTACATCTGCTATAGCTACATCTTCTACTTTATTATTTCGTATACCTTTCATATAACGGAACTTATATTTTAGTTTATTATCTACCGAAGATACAATAAATCCGTCATATTGTCTTGTCATATCACCTTCTGCTAATAAGGCTTTATCATTACTTCGAAGTTTACCTTCAAATAATTGCGCATATCGTTTTTGTAAATTCATTATTATAACTCCGATGGAATATTACCAAATAAGTCAGGTGAAATGCCTGTACCTTTACTTCCTACTTTATTGAAAGGTCCGTATAAGCTAGCATGTGATGCATCTTGTAATGAATTAAATGTAGCAGCGTTTGCAGTAGGGTTACCAAATTGTGCATTCGGTAATGGCGAATTGTTAGGTCCTAATGCAGTACCAGTTCCTTTTTTGCCTCGGTTATTCGGACCATATGCCGATGTATGTGATAAATCAATAAGTGCCATTTTAAAACTCCCTAATTATGTTAGAAATAAGCGTATTAACATTTGCATATTTATCTGCAACCACTCTGTTAACTGACTCATTTACTGGTGATAAAAATGCTCCATGAGTAGATGGATTTGATACAAAGTCAAATGCAATAAGTTCAAAGTCAGCTTGTACCTCAACAGTATTTTCACCTTCACGCATAACTTCCTTAACCGAACCCATTCCACGTGACGAAATCCCTAGTTTTATTCCTGCTTTGAACAGTTCTTTTAATATGTTACCAGCTGGGGTAGATAATACCTCAACTGTACCAACAAGGTCATTTCCTTGCCATTTCATATCTAATACGTTATGAGATACATTGTTCAAATTAACAACGGATGAATCTGGATGATCTAATTCTCCTAACGCTCTACGCTCTTTAATAAATGAATCAGCATATTTGTTTGCTTCGCGCATTAATATGTTTCTAGGATAGATACGTCCATTTTGATTCTTAGCTTCTGCTCGTTGCAATACACCATTAACAATTAAACGGCCACCATTATTATTTAATGACTCATTTATTTGTTGAGGCGATACTTCAAACAATGTATAATCTACTAATAATTGCTTACTCATTTTTTTAGTCCTTGCATGAATAATCCAGAATTGACGAATGCTCTTTGCTGTTCAAAACGTTTTCGTTCGTCTGCATATTTCCTTTTTTGCTCTTGCAATGGTAAATTTTGATTTTCTTTGGCTTTAATAAATTGTTGCCATGATCTATCTGGAATCATTGTGATAGTTCCTTTAATTTATTTGCAATACGAGTCATTCGTTCATTTATCTTTGCAAAACGAGCACCAGTCGATTTCCAAAAATGATTTGATTGTACACCCATTTCGGTTTTCAATCTTAAGTTATTTGCTACAATCTTTTCCATTTCGCTTAACATAGCATTAACTTCGGCAATACCTTTGTTAACTTTTTGTTGAGGAGTTGATGTAGGATCTTTTTTATAATCTCTATATGATACCGCTTCATTTGTAGATGATTTTACACCATACATTTCAGACATCATTTTTTTAAAAGTAGACTTTGATTCCATAGGTTTGAATATACGGTTAGTCTTTTTAACTTTCTTCATACCGCCTTGACCATATGTATCTTCATCTGCATCACCAAATGCAAATGGAGTTTGATAACCAGGTACTCCGGCAGTAGTTGACATCTCTTCCAATTCCTCTTCATCAGCTTCATACATTGAACGAAACCCGGATGGAAAGCCGATTGGTTTACCACTCATATCTGTAAGGTTTGCAACCACATCAGCATATGGAACTGTTTTATTTGTTTTAGTAAATGTCACTAACCATTTTGTCATATCATTACCAATATAATGTATAACAACTGGTCTACCTGCATACTTTGCTTTTACTTCTTTATATGCCGTTTCATCTACCCTTTTAGCAACATTGCCTAATTTGTTATGTAGGTATTTATCTGACTTATCAGAATCACCGTCATTGTCAACGTCTTTATCATCTAAATCATCAAAGTCCATTTCAGCTTCTTTGTCAGATATCTTATCGACACTTTCATATAAACGCTTAAATGAACGATCTATGTCTTGCAGTAAACCCATTATTGTTGTCTCCTAAATACATAAACTATACCAGAAGCTCCAGCTTTTATACGACGAATACCAACTTCATGTACTATACCGGTAGTAAAAGCAGCTCCGGGTATACCAACACCATTAGATGCGGTTACTTCCAAACCTGTATTATTTTGTACTAATATTGCACCATATCCATATAATGAACCCGTGAATTCGACGGTTGCATTTGTGACTTTTATAGGATGAACATATTTTCCCGGATGGCCATGTCTCTCGAATTGGCTATATGAATCTGCAATTATATATGGTCCTTGGCTCATTTCACATCCTTACATTTTTTAATCTCATTAATCAATTCATAATATCGAAGCATTGTTAATACATCTTTATCTTCAATGGTATGTTTCTTTTGTAACTGAGATAGTAATTTTGTCACTTCATTTATTTTAATACGTACTACTTTGCTAGCAACTGACATTTTAAGATCTGCCAATTCTTTTTGAATACCTTTGGTTTCAGTAACAACGTATTTTTTAAGTTTTTCTGAATTTGTTACATTATTAATAAATTCACGTAAAATATTTTTTTGTTTACCTGTTAAAGTTTTGGAATATTTTTCATTAAATTTATCAATAACAATTTTTGATGCCAAAATACGAACATCTTTATCTTCAGACATTAACGATGGTTTAGCCTCAGACTTATTCTTTTTCTCTTGCACATGTTCGCAAACGATGAATTTATTACGTACATATACGCCTGGCTCATCCGCTTCAGAATGCTCAAAGATATTATAAATAGATGCATGTAATTTATAATTAGAAACACGTGATTTAAAGAATTCTTCAATATCAAATCGATTTTTAAGTTCTTTAATTAAATTATATTTCTCACGTTTCAATTGTGCTTCATTTAATGTTTTACGAGCCGAAACAACTGCATCAATAAATTTAATTGCTTTATTTTCAGTGTTAAATGTTTCTTCTTGTAAAGAACGATATAATTTAAGTTCTTTTGATAATTCTGTTGATCCTTTAAAGAATTTATTAAGGATTGATAATGATGCAGAATTTCTATTATTCATCGTGTCTACTGCGACTTGACGAACTAAAAGCTCGAATACCAAGCCCGTATTTTTTATCTTTGAATGTTTAATCTTTTTCATGAAAAAGAATCCTTATATGATAGTACACATGTTTTTAATAAATATCCAGTTTCTGCCAATTCCATATACATTTAATCCTCAAGTAATTGTGATTCATCTAACATCGTTCCTGCATCTTCATTTGATACAGTTGTTTCGGATATAGATTCCTGAATTATACTTTTTGTTTTTAAAGACGATCCGCGCAATGTATCGACAATTTGTTTATTCTCAACGCTTAATGGTGATGATTTTCTAAACTTTGTATCTAATGGGGACTTGTCTGTATTAAATGTACCTGATAATGCTTTTATTCCTAACGGATCTCTTCCATGAGGGCTTGAATGTTTACCCCATGTACCTGGCTCTTTTGGTCTACCACTACCACCTACATGCTCTTGTTCCATGCCAGGTAACAATGTACCTTTAGATGCAACGTGCATTGATGCAATATCATGCGGTGTACCAAAACTCATATTTGTCTTCTTAGGATCATTTCCTTCTGATTTGATTTGTTCTCTACGGAATGCTTCTTTTTGGTCTTCAATTACTCGGTCACGTTCTTCTGTCCATTCCTGTGCTGAAAGATTAAATATGTTTTCATAAATCCATTGTTCAGAAAACATCAATGATTCTTTTAATGTATTAGCTAAACCAATTTTAGATTCCATCAACTCCACCATTTGTTTCTGATAGATAATACTTGGTGAAACTAAATCCAAAGAAAAGTCAACTAAATTTTCATCCGTAAATCCTTGTGTATATAAATGTACTATTGCAATTTTCGTAAGCTCAGAAATAAAGATTTTTTGAATACGTTCAATTGTTCTTGCAAATCGTACATCTTCCGCCGCTAATGTTGCTTTACCTTCAACACCTTCATCATAACCTAAAAAGGCTTTTGGTATTTTTAATGCGGCCATCATTTTATTACGTAGATATTCAATATCTTCAATTTGACCATCATTTGTTAATCCAGGTAAAGATTCAATAGATGTACCAGATTCAGAACCGCGTACAGGAAGATAATAATCTTCCATCATGTTTTCCATATTGAACTTAAGATTATATTCCCCAGTCTTTTCATCCATATATGGAATCTTTTTCATTTTGTTAATAATCTGTTGCATATGATTATCAACCTCATGAGGTGGAATATTTCCTACATCTATTTTGAAAATACGACGTTCCGGTGCACGCATAATACGTTGGATTAACATCGCATCTTCCATTAACGCTAATTGTTTAAAAATCTTACGAGCTGGCTCAATCATTGATTTACCATATGGCAAGAAATTTGAATCTGATATTAAACGGAAATGAGCTACTTCATAATTTTCAAATTGCTGTGGATTTGGTCTTGTCGCATTTGCATAAGACATATGAGTACCTTCCAATACAAATCGATATGCATATGGGTTGTTTGGATCAAATCCTTCTTCTCTCCGAATTTCATATGATGACAATGGTGTTACATTGACAATACCAACTTCTTCTTCAATATCTAAATGCAAAAAGAAATCACCATACTTACATGCGTTGCGAATCCATGGCCATAAATTGTAGTCTATGTTTAATATATCATAAAATAAATTACGTAGTACTTTTTGAATTTCTGGATTAGTAGATGAAATTGTTAATGTATCACCTTCGGTATTTTTTACTGTCGACTCATCCGCGTAAATATCTAACGCCGATGATAATATAGGATCCATATCCATTGCCTCATAATCAGAAAATAATTCTAATTTTGATTGATGAAAATTGTAAGTTTGATTATAAGTGATATAACCATTTTGCCCACGATGCAATCCAGCAAAACGATCTACCCATGACGGGTTCTGCATGTTACCGGATGACTGTAATTTATTAGCATCGACTACCTTTAATCGGTTTTTTGCGATACGCCTAACGACTACACTGGTAGAAAATAGTCTGCGTAATCGTGTCCGTAATGAAGTATCTGCCATGCGTTTTTCCGTTTATAATAAATATGTTAAAGTAACCATTTCAAGTCATCTGAGTCGGCTCCAGCTTTCCAGTCCCAAGAACCGTTACTATTTTTATTTGCTGAGTATACTCCTTGTGATTTACCTAAATGGCCTAATGTTTTTTTGGTTAAATCTATTCCTTGTTGATGTAAACGTAACGCCGTATCGCGTACCCATAAAGCGATACCGAATGACATTATCAAGTCATCATTATAACCTCTTTGAGCTTCTGCTCTTGAACCATTCCAAATGAATACATATAATTCATCTGTCAACCGTTTACTACGGACGATTGGAGCTTTTTCTCGGAAATATGTTTCTATCTTTGAAATTATCAAAGGACGTGATTTTGATGTAGTTGAAAATCCTGGAACTTTTTGTGCCTTGCCTTTGAGGTCATATCCTTTTGATAAATGTATATTTTCATCTACATATGCATCATCGCGGTATGAATAATATAAATTTGGATATCCACGGTCAATTGCAACTTGTATTACAGCCCAACCAATATTAGCATTTTCAATTACTAGCAATGCATTATTATAATCAGTTGCGACAGATACTAACATGTTACCGTATTCCGTAGTTCCTATTTTACCTCGATATTCTGCTACCTGAGTCATAGATTCAATATCAATGACATGGAACGCTGAATAGTCAGCACCATCGCCTCGAGCAACGTCAGCTACAACTGCATATGCTTTATTGTAATTTGGATAATCCCATATCCAATAGTTACCATCAAATCCACGTTTCTCTTTAGGATCTTCGACATATGTTTGCTCATACCATTGAATGATAGGACCATCAACTACTGTATGTCCGGATGATATGAAGTCGCAATCACATTCTTGCGCAGCTGCTTTTTCACCTAACAATTCTGTTTGCATATCACGCCATGCCTGATCTCGTTCAGGATGTACTGACCAATGCAATTTAATTGGATGAAATTGGCCTCCCGCTTCTGCATCAACCCATGTTTTATGAAATAAATTACCAGTACCGTTAGGTGTTGATAACATGATTGCACCACCACCAGTTGCTAATGTTTGTTGAGCTGCAGTCCATATTTCATCGATTCGATCGATAAATGCCGCCTCATCTATTACTAGTAATGATAATGCTTCAGAACGACCTGCATCTCCTTTTGATGATACAGCTTTGATTTGAGACCCATTTTTAAATCGTAATGACAATTTATTATCTTCGACTGATTTTCCTTTTAACCATGAAGGTAAATTATCATGCATTACACGTACTTTGGTAACTAAGTTTTTTGCTACTTCTTGTTTTGTAGCAATGACTAATACGTTATAATCTGAACGAAATAACATTGCCCATAATGAAAATCCTGCAGTTAAAGTGGAAATACCTAACTGCCGTGATTTAAGAATTACACTATAACGATTATGTTGCAATGAAGTAAGTACTTCTTCCTGAAAAGGATATAAATGAAAGAACATTTTTCCTTTTGTTGGATGTTGGATAACGCAGTATTTTTTCATAAAATGCACGGGGTCCATCGCACATTTTTTGTACTCGTCTTTAATAATTTCTTTTAATGATTTCTGCGTCATATACTATAAATATAATAAAACTTTTTTAAAGTACCAAATTTACTTTATAGCAATTACAGATATTAATGTAGTAAGAGTTGCAATTAAACCGCCGCCTAAGCCTTGTATCCATCCACGTAATCGAGTATTTTTTGTCTGCAAGTCAGTAACCTCTGTTTCTAACTTTGTAATTCGTTCTGACGATGTTTTAAACTTCTCTTCATGTGTACCAATTTCTTTAAGATATTTATCAATCTTTTCTGTATTGGCATTTATAATACTATCTTTGATTTCTATTTTAGAATTCGTACGTTCTAACACAAACAATGTTTTGTTATGTTCAGCTTGTAATGAATCTAAACGTAATAGATCTTGTGCTACTTGGCGTGCCTTTGTTAATGGCATACAAACTTGAGGTTCGTTATTTGTACCGTTTTGAGAAAAAGTCGTCAAGCTCAGCAGTAGAAAAACGACCAACATTTTTAATTCGTTCAGCATAATAGTTTCTTACTTCAATTATTTTGTTTTCCGCTGAATCAATTTGAAAATCCAATCGCCGGATATCTAATTCATATCCGGCAATTTTTTTATCCAATTCAAGTTGATCGCGTTTGTAGTTCAAAATTACATTATCCAAACTATCAATAGTATGTTGATATTGAGCTTTTGCATTAGCATCTGTATAAGATGGTTTAGTTGTGTACATGATAATGATTACACAAACTAACACAGCAATAACTAATGATAATATAACCGTTGTTTTATTTTTCATAAATTATTTACCAGCTAATGATAAAATACCTTTTAGAACTTCGACTGACATATCACCTGCTTTTGCCGAATCAGCTACTGCTGTAAATATCGTACCAGCATGACCTGTAGCATCTAACGCTGATTGAAGTTGTGGCATTAATTCTGCGATATGCTGGAATGCTCCTATACCTCCTTTAACTGCCACAAATAACATAACAAACGCATATATAAATTCAGCAATCTTTTTTGCTTGAGCCCAAACTTTTTTGGCTTGCATTATTTTTGATGGCATTACAAGAAAAATAACACCGGTTATTACAACTTGCAATGGTACTAAATATATTTCATGTAATTTATGAGCTAAATTACCTAGAAACTTACCTACTTTTGTATTAGCCGATGCATCATGTAACATATGTAACATATGTTCATCAACCGGCTGTGATCCGGCGCCTTCTGCTGAAAATTCTGAATTATGGTGACCTGGTTTTCCTGCACCGGCTGCATTTGCCTTTTCTACGAATTCAGCAACTCTTTCATATGCTTGATCAATATATTTTGCATCATCTTTAAATGATACCCCTGACATTATACCTTTTCCAACACCGCCTAATTCTTTCACCATATCTTGTTTAGCAGGAATCTGATTATTTTTCTTTGCATATGCATGCATTCGACCGATAATACGATTAACAGCTCGAGACTCTTCATTACCCATTGCAAGACCTCCAACCCAATCAATAATTCCTCCTAAAAATTTAATTATAGTAGGAGCAGCTAATAAAGCAGTTGTTACAGGATCGCCTTCAGTAAGTAAATTTTCTTCAATAAAATCTTCTCTCGAATCAATTGATTCAGGATTTTCTAATGCATCAATATTAATTTTATTCGGATCAACAGCAACTTTTCCGCCGGATGCTTCTTTCGCTACTTGAGCAATTACTTTTGCTAATGCATCATCAGACATACCGGCTTCAGTAATACCTAATACTGATCTACATGTATTTTGTACATTATTCCATGTAGATTCAGACATTCCTTTTCTTAATGACCTAGATATTGATTGAGACCTCGATTCTAATAAATTTGCAGATTCGGTTAATCTTTTTAAAGAACGACGCGCAGTTCTATTAGGAATGATAGTTTTTAATTGTTCTTCGACTAATCGACCAATAGCACTTTTCATAGCAATTTTAACATATCTTTCATCTACTTGCAATGTAGCATCTTTATCGACGTCCATAACAGCGCGTTCCATTTCAGCTTGAAGCTCTTTTTTCTCTTTCGTCATCTGTTTCATTTTCATTAACAGAGTCTGTTTCTTTGCGCCAGAAGCTTTAGCCCAATCAGCAGCAGTCTTTTTCATATCTGCTACTAACTCGTCGAACTCTTTTCCAATTTTATTAAGCGATCGATTCTTTGCCATCTTTACCCTTTAGATTTTCAAATATTTGTTTTTTTAATTGTTCATAGTCCGCATCAAATTTTTCTAAAAAAGCGGTCATATCCCATTCTTCTATGTTACCATCAGCATTTTGTACGTATTGCATTTTAATTGCTTCTCGTAATGCCATTACCTCTTGATCTGCATCACTAAACCATGACTCTGCATTTGCCATCATTCTTTGTCGAGAATATTCAGTCCATGCTTCTTTGCCTTTAGCTCTAATCAATGATTCTTCTTTTACAACACAATCAAAACACTTTTTATGTATAAAGTACATTTTAAGATTTAATCGTTGTTCGGAAACACCTTTCATTGATTTCTCACAACAAGGACATGTGTCAGGTGCAGTAAGAATTTTTTTGATCATGTCGGATGCGCTATTAGCAGGTTTCTTTGTACGGAAACCATCACGTTGTTCATACATCCAAACTGTACCGGTCTTAGGATCTGATTCAATCCACGTATCACCAATGTTACGTTTTACCGATTTTGATGTCTGATTGAAACCATGGGTTGTTTTAGTCTGTGACTTATGCTCGCCATGGAGCATTTTTTCAACCGCTTTAATATTGTGTAACTTGTTTGACATTATGCCATGTTTCTAATTATCATTTTTAATCTACGTTTTGCAGAATCATCTAAATTGAATTTATTAATTAAATCCACAACAAAATCTGCTTGCATAGTTGAAGGTTTTTGAGCTACTGCTCTTTGTAACATCTGGAAAGCTTGTGTTTTATCAACCTTTTCCGCTTTTGAATATAATGATGTTAAATTTTCTTGCATTGCCTTTGGACGTTTAAACGCCTTGCCGGCATAATTATCATCAACGCCTGCTGTATATTGCTCTTCTTTTTTAGTTGGCTCTTCTTCAGGTGTTTCTGTATCAGCTTTTGCTTCTGCATCGGCTTTTGCTTTAGCCGCGGCATCATCGGCAGCTTTATCAGCGGATGCATCTTGTACCGTAGCTTGTTTTGCAGCTTTTGCCAATTCAATTTTAATCAATGAAAGATCGCTTGACTGAATACCGAATTTTTGTAATACCGGTAAAACAGCTGCCACTCTTTGACGTGGTGTCAAATTAGATGCACGTTTTTCAATTTTACCTAATCCTCGCTCTAATTCAGATGAACCAGCTCCTAATGAAGGACCTTCCAATAAACGTTTAATATGTTCACGAATTATACGACGTAATTCAGTTTCTTTCATAGCATTCCTTATTTTAAATATAAATATAGACGAACCTACTTAGTAAAGCCTTTGTCCATGGCAAAATTGGCTCTAGAGAATTCTAATCGGTCTACTAATTTAATACCGTTACCGATATGATCTACTGCTACATATCCTTCTGGATTTGAAACTCGTAAACCTCCTTGGCCATCGTCAACAAAATGTTTTGTATTGTAAACAGCATTGTTATATTTTTGCACAAATATCATCTTAGCTTCTGCTAACAATTTTGATACCTTAAATGCATTCACAATGTTTTGTTTGTTATCAGTGACCGATTTCATTTGTTCTTTAGCTGCATTTAATGCTTTTTCTTTACCAGCCAATGATTTCAATTTATCAATGTTTTTGTCATTACGAAGTTGTAACCATTTTAAAAATGCATCATATGATTTATCAGGTGAATCTAAAAACTGACCAATTCGTATTTCGCTATTAATATATGTATTCAATAGTTCTGATGGAATTGAGCGATAATCGACTTTCAATGAATCTGCTTCTTTAATTAATCGAGCAACCTCTTTGGCTTCATTATCAGTTAACAATACCGTACCGGTAGTATCTTTAAAGAATGCATCATCAAACCAAACATCCGGATTTTGTCTTATATTTGATACACTAACTCCAAATTCTGCTCCGGATTGTAAGTTCTTATAACCGGTATGAAATACAATACCAAACTTTGCTTTAGAAATACGACGTCCTAAATCCGAATCAGCTTCTACTGCATATGTAATTGTATTTGGTTTAAATGTATAATGTTTAACACCGTCAATTGTCTGAGTTTTCAATGTGGAATCGTCAAACATGAAATCGCCTTGCATAATATTTTTATAACCTAATTTAGGTAAGTATGCTAAAGCTCTTTTCAATTTATCAACTAATCCTGGTGCTTCGCCATGATTACGATCAATGTCTTCATTTGTAAAGTTAAGTTTAGGTTCTTTATTAAACACAGACTTTGTACCTACAAAGAATCTGCCAGAAGCTGGATCAACGCCTGATATGATTGCAGGTGCTCCGTCCCATTTGATAGTGGTATTAACTTTGTTATTGGAATTACCTTTAAGATTTTTAATCAGTTCTAATAAGAATGACCGAGCTAAATCATAACCGTCGCGGCCTTGAGTTAAAATCAATTCTTCTAAATGCGTTAAATGTGTATTTGCTTTTGCTTCTTTAACTAACAAAGGTTTTAATTTAATCATATTATCTGGGTTTTGGTTTTCTAAAAATGCGGATGGTACTAAATGCCGTTTCAATTTAGTTACTCGCGTTAACAACAAGTAAATGATACCGCCTGGTAGTATAGATGCCGCAGTAAATCCTATCAATTTAAGAACGTCTTTGAGTTGTTCTCCAACTTCTTTTCGCTCTTCTTTTGATAATTCCTTTCCGTTAACAACTGCATCTACGATTTTATGATACGCTTCTTTTGTTTCGTTACCTTCAATTTTCAATCGCTTAACAAAGTCTTTGTATTTATCAGATAACTTGGCACTATATTTTTTTACGGTATCCGAAACAATACCTTCGGTTAATTCGTCGCTATATTGCGCAGTTGGTATATGTTTATGAGCATACTCCAACCAAGCCGATTTCACAATGTTCCAATGATTATATTTTTGCGATGGTGAGAAATTTCGTACATTTTCATCAAACCATTCTTCCATTGCAATGTCAATTGGAACGCGTTTAGTTTTTGCTCTTTTATATAAACCTTGAGTAAATGCTGCTACCTCATGAGGAGCTAACAAATACTGATAAAAGGCTTTTGTTTTTGGTTCGATCATTTTCATATCTTGAAAATGCATTTGAGCCACATGTTCAACTTCATGCCGTAATGTTTCTTTTAATTCTGGAATAAGATTACTATATGATGTTGGAAAAGCAGCTGGATTAAACGTTAATGTTATTTCCATCATTTCACCATCCGTCCATCCTTTGGTTTCATATGCAAATTCCCAATTGCGGCGTGGTTTAAATTTGACAACCAAATCAATTTCGGCAGTATTATCACCTCTATCAACATCAAATGAAACTTCATAATTACGAGTACCTTTACGGCTTTTCATTTGAGTGACAATGTCTCGCGATAATGTAGTAACTAAACTATCGTAACGTCCTTCTACAATCAATTTTGACCACCAATTCTTACTAAATACAACGGTTTCGTTTGCTGTATTGGTTTGTACAACCGTTTCAGACTTTAAAGATTCAAACTTTTTTTTAAGCATGTCATGTATTTTTGGATCATAGAATCCCATCACATCTTTAAATGTTTTTTCATCTGCAGAAGCTAATACCTGACGCAGAGTTGTTCCAGACATTTCACCAAAACCAGGAATCTGAATATCCACATGTGGTGCAACTATTAGATAACCATGCTTACCATATGGTTGTAAATTGTCTTTGTTTTCATCATAATATTGAAAGTAAGATGGCTCTCCATTCTTTTTTGCGCCTACTCGGAATCGAGGATCTTCCGCCATATCTTTTTTACCGACCGCAAATAATACTGCCGTAGTCGCCGGGTCATATTTTTCAACTATTTCCAATGACTGATATGGATTCTTAACTTGAACGACATTTGTTATTCCATGAGCCTTCATTACCTGAGCTTTTTCTTGGAAATTCAAAGGAGACTTAGGTGGATTAACTACATCAGATGTTGCAATATATGTATTTGATTTACCAAATTGCGATGCTAATTTTTTGTACACGGCAGCATGGTGTCGTCCCATCGGTTGAAAACGGCCGGGGTATATCACAATGACTTGCTTGATATCGCTTTCATTTAATATACTTTCCACCATCCATTCAGCTAAACTCATAATTTTAATCTCTTTATATAAAGGTAAGAATAATTTTTCAAATTACCAAATTTTTTAATAAATATGTTACCCTGCCCAAGTACCTTGTTCCGCTGCATACCATTCACCTTCGCCATTACAAAAATATTGAGCAAATGCATATTGTTGTGTAGTCCGGCGTCCTGGTGTCGCAGCACCGGCTCGTACGATACGATCGGTACCACTAGCTGATACGGTTAATGTTCCGCCGGAATTTAATTTTGTAATCAATAATTGTCTACCAGCTTCTTTTGCAACTGCAGATGGTAATGTAACTGTTTGATTAGTTGCAGCTGTATGTTCAATAAAATGATCGGTTTCATCAACTGTAAACGTACCACCACTTTGTCGATATGCCGTATGCAAGCCAGCTGAAATGAGTACGCGTCTATTATTAAAATTAGCAGAACTTGACATGACCATATATGGTTCCGAAGGTGATGCTCCTGGTAAAAATCCAAAACAACCTCCAAAATTACCTAATGTACGTAAACCTGGTGTAGTTACTGTTGTTAGAGTTGTTTTGTTATGTGCCATATAAAAACTAGTTGCATATGTTCCATTTTGCAGACGTACTTGCGGAGACGCTACTTGGTTATTTGTACCGGATGATGCAGATACCCAAAGATATCCTGGCTGAATTTTTACTATATTTGCAATATTATATTGTGCTTCCGCATGATCCGTTGAATTCGCTATCACTGCTACATTATTTAATACCCCAAACGTATATCGTTCACCAGATGTTAATCGTATATTTGCCATAATATTTTATATTTATCGAGCAGGAAATGCACTTGCAATACCGGTACCAACGACGGTATCATCAAAGGTTATTCCTTGAGTTTGTATATATACATCAACTGTATTATTTATACCCGAACCGGTATTTGGTAATTCAATGCCTTTAATGACAAATGGCGAATCAACGTCGATTGACATGGCATATGTACGTAAACCGCCTAATGCTCCATTAAATACTAATTTTTTACCGCCAGCGACTGAACGTAAATATGATCCAGAATTAGCATTTACGACAGTGACTAGCCGGACAGTAAAATTAGCCGCTGTCACATTTCCACTAAATAATGCATTTGATGCCGTGATATCACCATTACCTTTCACATTGAAACGCGATGCAGAAATGAACATGTTACGTCGTAAATTAACACCGGAATTCGGAGCAGATCCAGACAGGAAAAATCCGGAACCGGTAATAGCATGTTGCGTTATAGCAAATCCACCAATGTTACCAAACCGAGCATTGATACCGCCTTGAAGGTAAACATTATCAGTTGCTAATCCAAATCCAGGATTAGTACGGCCTAACACTTTTGATGTGCCCGATAGTCCGGATAAATCTCCTAAACGTGCTTTTAAATCGACTGCATAAATACCAGAACCGGTTCGCTCAACAATATCAATAAACGGTGTTGAATCGTCTTGCGGATTTGCATTTATTCGAATATAACCCGTACCGATTCGGCCCGTACTTACCAATACCTGAGAACCGCTATACGATTGAGCTGTACCGGGAGTGCCTCCTAATGATGCAGATGGCCCACTAACACCAGAACCATACGCACGTTGAACAAACAATCGACCACTTAAATTTGTTTCGCTTGCCGGAAAAAATCGCGAGGCTGACATTACTCGTATATATTCTGTTTTAAATCCAGTCGATGTTACTTTTTTAGCTGATAATATTTCACCTGCTACAAATCCTGTCACATTTTCAACTGACATTGTAGTGGCAGATGCAGGATGGTTCCCGTTTGGATATTGCGAACTACCGGTTAATACAGTTGAATTTGCAATATATAATTGCCCGCCTACAGCATTAACAGACTGTTTTTCAAATACAGCTGTTGATAAAGTACCACGTATTTTAGCATTTTCAAATTCAGCAAATCCATTACCGGTGGATGTAATTGCCCATCCTTGTAAATCTGGAATATAATTACCTGTTCGTATACTACCGGCCGAATCAATAATAATGTTAGCGCCAGAAATAACTTGATTAGTGATACGGAATCCTCCTACCTTACCTCCAGTAAACAATACTTGAGAGCCAGATATATCACCATTCTGTTTAACATTAAATCGCGATGCAGAAATAAACATGTATCGACGATTGTTAACGCCACCAATTAATGGTGAACCGCTAATAAACATATTTCCGTTAGAAGATGCCAATGATGATGACTTAATAGTAAATCCACCAATGTTACCAGCAGTAGCTGTTATAGTACCTTGCATTGTAACATTACCATTGGCATCTAAATGAAAATTAGATGATGATATTTCAATGTTACCATTAGCACCACTTATATATTGATTTTGAGAACCAAAGAAAAATTTATCCGTCTGTACAATTATTTCTGATGGATTTGTTCTATATCGGAAATAACTACCAGATCCTGCAATCAATTCTAACCCAACACCTAAATATGTATCAACACCTACCGTTAAATTGTTTGACCCAGACCACATTAAAAATCCGCCAGGACCTTTACCTAATGATGCAGATGTAAATCCTTTATAACCAACTGATCGTAAATAACCTGAACTTACACCAGCCATTTCAATTCCAGATCCTACAGTGTTACCGATATATGTAGAACCTGTCATTAAATTGTTATTTCCGTCGATATAAACGTTACCACCTTTAAAAATAGCACCATATGCAATTGTCTCTAAATCGGCTTTATTACCACGAAAATCATAATATTGAAACTTAAACGTTAATGGAGTCTTTAAATGTTCAGTCGGAATACGCTTGAATACACGTACATAATTAGGTGAGAATCCTGTTTGTTTATCAGCTAATACTTCAATTTCACCTACAAGCCAAGTACCGCGACGAGTAACAAATTTAATATCCATCGGCCCGGTTTTTAAGGCCTTGAATTGTAATGTAACTGTAGCAGTTGCCTTTGGTATAGATTTGCAACGAACAGAACCAATACGAGTTCCTAACTGTTTACCATCTGCGAATACTCCAGTTAATGTAGCTGGTATATTACGTTCAACAAATACATCGCCTATAGAAACGTTAAGAGTTTCTGTCTCTGGTGTAACTGATGATCCTGATATGTATACATCAAGTCTATTATTTAATATGTTTGGATCTAATGAATTATATAATTTTATATCATTTGGTAATCCGACTTGAAAATTTACAATATATGTAGTATCTTTATAAATTATCGGTCGATATAATTTTTTTATCTGGAATAACGATGCTGCGCCAATTGAGGCAGTATATTGATTAATACCTGACCAATTAGTACGTAAATCAGCACTTCCTATTAATATATCTTCATTATATGCCAATGCCATTGGATTGGCAGCTAAATTACCGACAGAAGATGCAGACCAATATGTATTTATTTCTTGTAAACTTTCAAAGTTACCAAATTGTTCATATGCAGATCCTACGGCTATATTTGTTTCTAATGAACTACTATCAATTAAAATGTTTTGCCGTTCTAGTATTGTATCACCTAAATCAATGAAATCACCAAAGAATCCACTAGGTTTATATAATGTCTTTATACGGTATACATCGCCAGTCGCTGGTTCAGTATTAGCTAAAATTATATCAGCAAATGACGATGAATTTTGAGTATAAATAACTTGTGTTGGTTTAGTAAAACTAGCAGTAAATGATGTCGCAGATTCTATACGATTAATAGTTTGTGTAGCAGGTTGTACACGTACTATACCAGTCGGAGAATTCAATGTTGTTACCGGACCTTTTCTTATCTGTACCGCCCATGGTCCATTTGTATTATCATCATCATTTGCAAATCCAGCAAATTGCGCAACGCGAGCCGTAGTCGAATTTATAACTTGTGTAATAGCAAATTTGTATGAACCAGACAATGTTTGATTACTAACGGCATTTACTGTATTATTATTCCATTGTGTAGATGTTTGACTGCCAGGAATTACTTTATTTGCCGAATTTCGACCGGTCAACGGCGGTACCGATATAATCGGATTGTTAATGACTAAAACACCACCTTCCATTGATTTTGATAATGGAAAGTTTGTAGTAGTTAATTTAGAAAATCCGGACAATGTATTTAATGGAGGCGAATCCATTTGTGAATTATTGGATTGCTGTAATGCTGTTTGTATAGTCGATATATCAAAAAACTGTTTTCCAAAATTAGGTGTACCTGCTGATAATGCTCCTTCCGGCGATGCTGGTACTGCAGGTGTTTGTGTCGTTGTACTTGGCTGAGGTACAATTGTCAATGTTGCATTTGCAGATGCAGATACTCGAGTAAATACATTTGTTAAATTAGTTGGTTGTAAATATGGCTGTACAACTTCACTTATCGTTAATTTTGGTTGAGTAGTAAATATTATTTCAGAATCATTTGATGCAAATGGCGCAACTGGTACTGTACGACTCCATAATATATTTGGAATATCGGCATGCTGTGGTGAATTAAAATCACGGCTAAATGGCAAACCAGTACCTCCGCCTTCGCGTAAACGGCCGGCTACATAAATAGTTGCGTTACCGGGCGCGGTTTCAGGATAGATATAAATAGCAATGACTCGCGTACCATCTTTTTCAATATAATACAATGGCTCCCAATATATCGGTTCACCGTTAAAATCTAAAATTTCAATATGAATCTGGCTATTCTCTACAAAGTTTGTATTGTTAATACGTAACTTAAATAAGTTTTTACCAGCAGTTAATCTATCCGGAAATTTAACAATACCAAAATAACGATCCGATGTTGGGGACGTATCACGAGTAACATACGTGAACGTTTCGGCAAGATTTATTTTACTAGCTTTTTTCCGTAATGGCATAAACTATAGTCCTTTCTAATAAATATCAAGAATAGTTTATTTTAGAGTATCCGTTAACTTTTTTGATTTCAATTAATTTATCTACAACATCTCGCATAGCATCAATATGAGAAATGCATAACACAAACCCAAATTGAGATTTTAAATAATCAAATAACAGATACATGTTATTCAAATTTTCAGAATCTAACACGCCAAATCCTTCATCAATTGCTAAGAAATTTGGACGTGGTAATGATGTCGTATTTATCAATGATGTACGTATTGCCAATGATGCAATAAACTTTTCCATTCCAGATGTCAATTCTAATGGCCAGAAATTATCAGAATCATATACGATATAACCATTAATGTTCTTACCATCCGTTTCTAATATCATTGAAAAATCAACTACCTGAGTTAAAATATTATTTATCTCTGCTTCAATTTGAGGTAAAGCTTTTGTAATCAATTGATACGGAACACCATCACGTTTTATTGCTTGTAAATAATATTCAAAACCTTTATATTGAGTTTCAAGTTCTTGCAATCGATCAATTGACTGAATTGCATTTTGTTTGGATTGCTCTGCGACTTGAATTTTACCAGATATAGATAAAATACTATCTTCTAAAGATTTTATTTCAATAATTAAATCATCACGTTCTGATGTAACTTCTTCAATTTCTTTTGTTTTTTGTACATTAAATTTTAAATCAGCTTCATGTTGTCTACAACGATTTAATTTTTCATTAGCCTGTTCCTTACGAGAAACGTGTAATTCAGATTTTGATTTTAATATTTCTAACTGTTTATCATAAGTAGCAGTTTGCCAAACCGCATTCGATTTTTCATCTTCAATTTGACCTAATTTAATCAAATCATATTCCGCTTCGGATTGATCGATTAAATCTGTTAAACGCGTTTTTGCAGTATCAATTACATCGTATTCTGTTTCCAATGATGGTAATTCTTTGGCAACTGATTGAGTGTCTTGTAGCCATGGATTTGCCATACAAAATTCGCAGTTCGGATCCCATTTATGATTATTTAATTTTGATACCATATCTTTGGCATGATCAATTCGAGCAGCAACTAACTGTTGTTTACTATCTAAGTCAGAACGTTCTTTAATATAATTGTTAATTGTTTGCACTTCATCAATTAACGCCTGTTTATCAAATTTTGCTATACGTAAATCACAATCAGCTATAGTTGCATTCCAATTACGCCATTCTGATTTTGTCGTCTTTATTGTATCAAATAAATCGGATTCTGCTATTTCTAAATCTTCTAATTCTTTTTCAACTACAGTTGGATCAATAACATCATCTGATATAGTTTTTATCTCTTTTGTAAGTGATATGATAATATCATTTAAGTCAGTAACCATTTTATCATGTTCTAACTTTTCCTGTTTCATTCGTTCATATGGAGCAGATAATTGGTCAAGTGTCTTTTCAGCATCAGATAATATTGTACTATAATCATGGCGTTTATACTCACGAATTAATGCCGATGTTTCGCGAATATCTTCAGCAGCAATCTGATACTGTAATTCAAAAACATCGATATCTAAAAACTGAGTTAACAATTCTTTTCGTTCACGTTGAGACATGTCAATAAACCCAGTATTATTACTTTGCAATGATAATGCTGTTAAAATAAAGTCATCATATGAACCAATATACTTACGTATAATTTTATTTGTATTATCACGTTGTTCGCCATTCAGCAACACTTCTTCACCAGAGTCACCAATAGTCCAAAAATCTACATCAACTTTTACATGTCCGTTAGATTGTTTCTTTCCGCGGCGTTCGATATAATAATCACGACCATCTAATTCAAAATTTAATTTACATGTAAACGTCGTCTTTTTATTATTTAATACATGCACTGCCTTTGTTGTACGGCTACACCGGTCAAAACAACAAAATGCCAATGCATCTAATAATGTTGATTTACCACTAGCATTAGGTGCAAATAATCCATTAACCCCAGATATATTTGAAAAATCAATTGAGTTATCTTCGCCATAACTAAACATATTCGAAAACTCAAATGTCTTAGGTGACCATACAACGTTACGAGTCATTTCAGATTCAGGTAATTTAGAATGAACAGTTCTATTAATATGCCTTACAACATCTAACATCTGGTCATCTAACCCTTGTTCATTTTCTAAATACTCTGTAATAATTTTGTTTTGCCATTCTACATCGCGTATATTTCCAAACCCAACTTTCTGTTGTGCTTGTCCACTATTCAATGAATGAATTTTATGAATAGCTACTTCTTGTACTTTATATTGTGTACGTATTTCTGAAATGATACGTTTAAGATCTGCAGAATCGGTATCTTTCACTTTGATACGTATACGCGGTTTTTTCGGTACCTTATCAGATGGATTAAGAATTTTACCATTTTCAACTTCAAATGTATAATATCCATAGGTATTTTCAATTTCAACAAACTTTGCTGAAAAATCATTTAGGCACCATTCAAATATACCATGTACCAATCCTTCGCCGTGATTTTGTTGAATCAACGATCCAGGATATGCAATTCGTTTTTTATCATCTAAAAATTGCATTTTATGTATATCACCTAACAATACTAAATCATGTCCGGCGAATAAATCAGTAGTGACATGTGTGTTACTTAAGGTAATTCCTAAGTCAGTTGTCGCAGAATTTACAGCTCCATGGTGTAATGCAATTTTTATTTTACCATTAAAATCTGTGGCTTTTATATAATTTGCTGGCTTTTCAAACACTGACATAACGTTAAAGTGTACATTCGATATCTCATATACATCGTTGTCTTTAAGATAGTGTAAGGATGAATGATTTAAGGCTCTAACAATGGGAGACAAGGCATCCAAACGATTAGAGTTATTTAAGTTACAATCATGGTTTCCGGTGATTAATATAGTAGGCGCAATGTCGGCTAATGATTTGAAAAAATCTGATACCATATGGACTAATTCCGGTGACATATCTGTTTTAGCATGTACTACATCACCAGCCACATAAATAATACTATTCGCTGTTTTATTTTTTCGAATGTATGTATACAGCCGTTTGAAGACTTCTGAATATTCTTTATGGCGGTTTACGTTACGTACGTGTACATCTGCTATATGAAAGATTTTATCAATCTTATCTATTCCAATGTTTATAGTCTGCATAATATTTTTTCTTGCATTAATTTATCTGCTGTTAATTCAATTGTATCTTCGATGATATCTTTTACTTGAGCAAATCCTAATTCACTTGGATCGCCCGTAGGTAAGTCAACGAAATGTACATGTATACCATTTGAAATAAAATACTCAGCCGTTTCCAATGCTTGTTTACGAGCATCATTATCTAAACAAATATAAATTGTTTTAACCTTTCTTTCAATTACACGCTTTTTCAATGTATCTGATATTGTCTTACCAAATAATGGAATGGCATTGCGTCGTATGGCAATTGCATCAAATGCGCCTTCGACTAAGATGATTGGCATTTCCCAATTGATATGTAATTCAAATCCAATGATATCTTTTGAAAATGCTGGATTCTTATGTTTCTGTAAATCATCTTTATAAAATGCACGTGATACAAAATAATTCAAACTTCCATTGGCATCGAAGCTCGGAATGATTATTTTGCCAGCGTACGCTCCGGATTCACAATATCCAATTCGATATTTAAGTATATCATAAATTGTAATACCTCTACCACGTAGATAATGAATTGCATTTCTAAAATCTGGAGAATTAGTATTAAGAATCCATAATGGTTTAAATCCTTCAGGTAATGATAATACCGGAGTATTCGTAGTCGTTGTTTTTGGTTTATATTCAACGTCTTCTAACATTACAGTTAATTGAGATATCTTTGTTCTATCAACATTTAACCGCCGTAATAATAAAGGTAACTTACGTCCAGCTGCATTACAAACCCAACAATGCCAATGTTGAGATGTGATATTAACTTCAAGTTTCTTTTTATGGTGATGACAAAAAGGACAGTTAAATGCGACGTTATCGTTCGTTGAAATGCGCCCTTTACCTAACACCGTTTCGAGAAGCGTGATTATCGGAAAGTTACTCATTATTATATATTAATATTAATTATATTAATTATTTTCATTACATATTTCATATGTCAATGTTGTATTCATATACATTCATACAAATTTATTAATACATTAAATATATTAAAATTTTCTCAAAGAATCAACCTTTTAACCAACTTTCCGGAATCTTTTTTTCCGCCCATTGAATTCCGTACTTGTCACAAAAATCGCCGTACGATGTTTTTGAACCTTTTCTTATTTTTGTTTTGGCCGATTGAAAAATTATTCTTATATCTACGGTAGGATGTTGCTTCTTGACAAGTAAATGCTTCTTACGGTCATCGGCTGTCCAACGTCCTTTTGTTTCGATTAGAATGCCATTTGGTAATCTAAAGTCAACTGTATATTTGTGTTTAGTTTCTGGCTTAATATAATTGATTACAGTATCTTCATAGCCAAATTCAACTTTAGCCTCTGTTAATTGATCTGAGATGATATGTTCAAATCCGGACCTGTAACCATGTTTTATAGCATTGCGTCTAGCCTTTGATGATGAATTCCATGACATGATATAACCTTTTAGTATAAATATGCTAAGGGTTAATAGTCCCAGCGTATTACAATGTTCATATCAACATCATCTCGTTTTTGAATCGGCTCTGCCATTTTACCAACTGCTAATAATTGACCTTGTTCATTATATAAACCGACAGTTGTAATATATGGAAAAGCTGTACCTGATATAAACATGGTTTTTCGGTAATCGCCTGGTCGTAAAAATTTCTCAGCATTACCGCCAGTAGTGTTACATCCATTATCAATTCCAGCAGCCGGTCTGTATACAGATGATGGATTAGTAGATATATTAAATGCATTTTTTGGTATACGTACCATTACTTCATTTTCGTAAATAGTATGCTGTCCTTTGTATGTCATTTTAAATTGATTCATCGAACCGGTTGGTTTGACAAATAATACGTCATGATATTTTGGCATTGGCGATGACATTACAACAGCGCCATTGCGGTAAAAGACGTTACCAAAAACATTTGTCTGATATATAGAACCTGTATAAAAATCTATATTAGCTAACGATTTAATTTGTGGCTGAGATAATGCATAATCGTACATCCGTACTTCTGCAATATTACCGTTAAAAGTATATTGTCTAGTCGTATCTAATGTATCAGTGCCAATAAGTACATTTGCATCATTAGCTGTCGAATCAATTGGTATACGTCCTTCACTACCAGTAAGATTTCCGTTAACATACATTTTACATAAAGATGCTGAATTAGCAACAGCTACATGTGCCCAACCATCTCGTAAATTAAGTGATGCAGATAAATGCATTTGTCGTAAACCATCAGATGCTTGAAAATGTATTTTATTACCAATTAACGAGATATGAAATGGCGTACGATAATTTGCAAAATTTTTGCCCGGTACCGGTATTCCTTTGTTTACTTCACGTATCTTTCTACGTTTATCAATGTTATCATAATATTGTTCATTGATATTTGCAATTTTACTTATTATACTACCGGTACTAGTTAAATTCTTAGGTTTAATCCAAAACGATAATAACCATTGATCACATCGCTGAAATTGTTCAAATAATTGATTGTCATTTAATTTTACATATGAGTTTAAACTACTTGAAAAATATCCGGATAGGCCGGACGGTACATATAAACTATGTGAAACAAACGTACTAACACCTCGTTCAATTACAACGTTTGATGCTTTTGCATTATATATACGTCGTTTAAGATTATACGGTATAGAATCGTTTGTCCTTAACTGACCAAAATTGTCATCAAATTTTCTAAACTGATCATTAAAATGAAAATACATCATACATCTATTTGGTAACGCAAATGATGCAGTTGATATTTGTATATCACGTAAATTACCATGACTGTCATCAGATCCGGTTACTTGAAAAACTTTATTTAATAAGTTTGTCGCCGATCCTGATATATAAGATGAGAACGTTAATGAACCCGGTTTTATTCGTTCGCCCATTTGATGATATGGTACAGTAATTATAGATGCTGTCATAAAGTATCTTTTTTCGACAGTATTTTCATCTGTTAATTCCATACACCTTGTTTGGTCATATGGATAACGATAATATCGATTATCTATCCATTTCCATACAACATGTTGGTTTGTACTATCAGTAGAATTTTTTGGATACCGATATGTATCATCACCTACATGGGCAGTAAATTTTTTATGTGAAGCACGTTGTACACCGAATTTTTCATCGATGGCACCAAAGTCATTTACAACATAGTTTTTATATGCTTTAAATGGTCTTTGGTGTATATCGTTTCTACGTATCGGTCTAAATACTGACGGTGTAATAGGCATATCATATTATCTTAAAAATCTAATTTTACCTTAATCAATACTTCTCGCGTAAATGATTTCAATATAGGCTGGCTCATTTTTGCTACTGCTAACAATTCTTTACGGTCATTATATAAACCAACAGTTGTAATATATGTCTGCGGATTATTAATAAAAGTAGAATATGCTAAATCGCCATTAGATCCAGATACGAATGATGGATTATTTGAATAGTTATAATCACCATTTTTTACACGTACAAAGAAATAAGTAGATTTAACTTGCTCTGATGATCGAGCTTGTAATCCAAAATTTCTACCTGATGGCGCTAATGCAACTGCAGATCCAGAAATAGATCTAAACAATTTCATAGCATTATCACCTTGTACTCCAGATCCGGTTACGGTATTAAACGAACATGATATGTCTAATTTTTTTGCATCTAAAATTATAACACCAGCCTCAGGATAAATTAATCCATAATAATGAGGAGCTGATGATTTATGAATAACCGTACCATCATCAATAGTACCAGATACAATATTATAAACACGTCCAGATTCAACAACACGAGCCGATGATAATGACGAATCATCAATTAATGAAATGACTTTACGAGCAACTCCCGCGCCTTTAGTTGGTTTTACATTAGAACCGGTATGAATTCGGTTAGCATAAAATGCACCGGATAATTGTGATAAATTAATTTCTAAATTTCCTGGATCTAACTTTTCACGGAAACGAGCTCTATTAAAATTAAGTACATAAATACTATCAGTATCTTGTCCATTAATTGTAAATTTCTTATCTAATGGCTGTAACAATAATTGAGCATATTGTTTATAAATAGCACGGCTAGGTGTATCATCATTTAAGTTACCGGTAAGGTCCTTTGAACCAGATCCTAAATAGTGACCATATGCAATTGAAAATTGCGGTTGAGCTGTACGGTTCGTCGATTTTTCATTGTAAATTTGACGAAAGTAAGTATTTTGTATCGCTGTAGCAGATGATTGTGTATGGAAATTTAATAAGCTACCAGTGTTACCAGAAAATAAACCTTTAGTAACAATTTCAATATTATTTGGTAATACGTCATCTGTTGGATTAAACGGTGTATATACACGACCGTTTCTAGAACGTTGTCTTGCAAAGTCTCTTTCGCGTATAATTTGATCTGCAATTTGTCTCGCAGTTGCTTCTACAGCACCAGCCGCGGCTGATGGCCTAGGGTTTAATCTTCCTTGTACTGTTACGTTTCTATTCCCAAGTCCCATTTTTTCCTTTAATTATTATAACGATGCTATATTAGATATACCTTGAATTTGCTGAGGTTCAATCGTTATCGTTAATAATGCTCTACCACCTGTTTCATTACCAATAATTAATACAGTGGCTGTGCGTCTAGATATTAATTGTCCTTTAGCTGTAATTTCAAATTCAACACCAGTTACAGTTACTGACTGCGCTGCTTCGTTATCACCAATAAATTGAGGTACAGTTGCACCAGATGAATTTGGAGCTGCTTTTGTAGCTACGATTGTAGCCGCATCGGAGTCTGATAAAATTGCTGTATAACCAAATGATTGATTACCTTGGACAAAATTAGTCGTTACCGGACGAACAACAACTGATTGATTATCACGCAATGTTATTTCTGTTTGACCAATTGAAATAACTGGTATACGCGCAGTACCTTTAGGTAATGTTACCAATTTATATTTCATCATTTGTGATTCATCTGTTAATGCTTCTACTACAGGCATATTTTCAATTGCTGCACCGTAATATGCTGTACCAAGTGGATGTTCAAGATTATATAAATCATAATCAATCTCGTCATCGGCTAAAGCAAACTGAGTAATTTTAAACTCATTCTGTCCACGCGCTAATAACTCTCTTCCTTTTTTAGTTAAAATAGCATCTACTGTTATTGTACTATTATCTAAATATCCCATGTTTTACTCCGATTTTTTAATAAATATGCTCATTGTTGAATTATCTAATTGTTATGTTTCCAGGATCTAAAGTATTTCCTGGACCAGCCTGTCTAGGCGTTGAATTATAGAAAATTTGGTTTGGATTAACTTCATAAATTTCTATAATTGGTGCATTTCCTAACGCTGCATTAGTTGAATTTTGATTAACTGCTGTAGCAGTTAATTGAGTACCTGTATAAAATGCACGTTCATATGTTTCAAAGAAATCATCACGATAACTTGCTGGCGCTAAACTTCTACTGTAATATATTCCTAATGATTCACTTTGAGCCGCGGCTAAATTACGAGCAATTGGATTTGTAATAGAAGGACTGCCAGAGAAATGATAAATATATTTTTGATATATACCGCTAGTACGAGGTTCATTTATTTCAGCTCCTCTCGCAGTATGACATACTTCATCGATTGTCATATATACACGGAACCATGAGAAATCGATTTGTGATACGCTTGTTGCATTGGAAGTACTGAATGATCCGGATTCCCAAGAAAAATTTCCAGATCCGTCAAATACATCAGTAATATCTACAGTGAAAGGAGCAATTGCATCAGCGACATCATTAAATGATTCATTAATACTAGGATTGCCATCCGCTGTCGGACCTAAATATATCCAAGTATCAGAACCACTAGCATTTGTCATTAATAGTTGTGCAGCTAGTGTTTCATTAGTATCGACACCATCTATATCAAAAGGTTGAGGAGCCGCATTATGATACATTAAACAACTACTACCTAAATTATCAATAAACCAATTAATATTATGCGCGTTTGTTACGATATCCGCATTAGCAACCGATGCAGTATAATTAGTATCATATGGCATATTTTGACTACCATCTGCCTTTATAGCTTTATTTGGTTGAAATGTAATCGACGCACTTACCTGAGTACCAACATAAACTAAATACGTTTGAGCTGGTAATTTCATTTGCAGTATCACAACTAAATGTGTCTGAGCCGGAATCAATACACTTTTAAACTTAACTGTTTTGCCAGCACCATTTGATGCTGCTTGAAAAATTTGCGAATCTAATACACGCGTTATACGAGAATTAATATCAGATGTTTCAGTTTCAGCTAATAATAATGTATATTCAAGCGTTGGATAACCGGCCGCCGATGGAAATGGATTAGCAGTGTCTAAAAATCGTATTTCCGGACGTGCATGTACATCATACTGATTATATGTATCTAATTTAAACCGTATTTGATCTGCGTAACTACCGGTAGCAACTGTCCCAGTACTAATAGTAGCACCACTAGTTACAGTTTGAATTTTTTCATTCCAATTAAATTTTGAAAAGATAGGCACTGATATATCTCTCCATAATGCAGTTGATTTAGTACTTGTCGGATCAAATAATACATCTTGATTACCATAATAATTTTTTACATAACCATAAGTAAACGCGCCAGATTTACTAACAAAATAATTCGAATCAATTATAGATGCGGTATATGTCATCAATTCATCTACCGGTAATGTTTGTATAGTACAATAATTCATACTACTAGTATATTGAATCAAATTAGTTTGACCGATGTATTCTTCTTGGAATGTAGCAGAAGGCGTGTATACTGTCGTTTCACCATTATCAATTAACGCTTCATACGGTACTGTTACAACACCACTACTAGTAGGCGGTATCTGATTGATTACGATATCATACTGCGGATTTTCAACTTTAATTGGTTTAGTAAGTTGTACCTTAGAACGTTCTAATATGTTAGGTTCAACTAATAATCCAGAAACGTCATCAACTCGTAATGGCAAAGTTTGTTTTATCTGATTAAATACGGAAAAATCAAATTGACTAAAAATACGGTTAAATGAATTTACATCTGATGAATTATTAAATTTCTTCCAGTATTGCGTTGCAAAGAATTTTAAATCTTCATATGCCAATTCATGTTCATCATCAGGATCACCAACGTAATCATCTAAGTCTATTGTACCAATTTGATTAAAGATATCTTTATTGACTTGGTCAGCAAAACTATAAAATAAACCTAATTTATTAGAATCCAATGGCGCAGTATCAAAACTAGATCGTTCTGCCGTATTTGTAGGTGATAATCGACGTACAAGGAAATTATCTTCTAAACGTATTTTTTCAGATCTAGGATTATTAGCTCCTAACGATGCACCTCTAATATAATATGTTTCTTCGACTGGTATGAAATTACCCCTTTGAGTATCGGATGGCACTTTAAAGTTATTAGCCGTTGCATTTGTAGAATACGGATTAGCCCTTGTAAAATCGTTTATTGCTTGATTTGGATGGCTCGATGATATAATTTTAAATGTGTTTAAATTAACACCAATAAGTTCAGATCCTAATGTATAATGACGTACTAATGTGTCATATGAACTACTAGGAGATAAATAACTTACATATGATGTTGGATTAAATGTATGATCATCGAATGCTGCGTTATCAATGAATTCAAGCCATTCTTTATATTCTTGCATTGAACCTGAGAACGTACCAACACGTCCTTTCATTCGATGTGAAAGATAACTATTAACATTCAATGTATCGGCAGATCCAGTGTTACCACCTATATGTACAATATTTTTTGTTATATCTTTTGGATGTGACCATACTAAATAATGATTAGCGTTATTCGGAGTAATATTAATACTAGCTGAAAAATTAATTTTACCGCGTATAAAATTAGATGATTGCTGGACTTTAATATTATATGTCGTATTAGTATTTGAACCGGTGTTAAAATGTATACCCGGTGTTGTCCATCCATAACGGATATTCCAATATTGGCCATTATACAATGGCAGCCATTTTGTTGACGATGTTACAGGCGCAGATCCATTAGCTCTTGCAAAGACTGTATTGATACGACCATATGTATTACTGCCAGAAAACGATCTTGTATATTCTAACGCAATATGCATTAAAGGAGACCCGGATGAACTTATCTGAGAATACAATAACATACTACCGGTATATGAAGGCCTAAAACGGAATTCTCGTGTTTGTGGCGGTACAACATTATTTTTACCTAATCGCCGGCCCCAATTTGCAATACTTGAACTTACATGAACCGCTGGATACCTAATCGACGAACCTGAGTTAAATAATACCGCGTATGAGTATCTATCTTCAGTTAATGCTGGCCATTCTTCTCCTACTAACGGTCCACCATATTCACGTATACTTAATATGGTTTGTGGTATTCCGTAAATATTTAATAGCGCTTTTATTGCACGTTCAGTACCTCGAGTTTTAAGAATATATGGTAAATTGTTTACTATACGTCTCCATACCTCATCAGTAATCATTTCATCGCTTAATGAAAAAATACTACCGGTTGATGCATACTCACCTGATTGGTTTGTACCTAATTTATATTTCCATAACTGACTTGCCTGGTTACCATTAACCAAATGCCAACCCTGAGAACGAGCTATATCAACTAACACATCTTTATCAATACCACGTTTTGGATGTTCTTCTTTTACATGTACTCGTGTTAATGAATTTGCATATGTATATAAAATATCAAAGTGATGTGCTATCATATTAACGAATGTTTCAAATTCGCTATTATTTGCATCCTCTCTAATATGTAATGGAATAGCTTTTACTAATGCATGTGGATTATTATCATCATATGAACGAGCAGCCGCATACAAGTCATTGTACCATGTATCACTAACAGATGCTGTTGAATGATATAATACTTGCTTGCTATTGACAATACGTTTAGGATATGGAGTTACGGCAAAAAATTCACCTTCACCGGCTATAGCACTTCCGGATAATCCATGTGTAAAAATACTAGCAGTCGGTTCATTATACAACCAACGTTCGAATGAATCAAAACTACCAACAACATTATCAATTTTCTTAGTAACATTAGCAATGTTTACAGATAATGAACCAGAAGATGAACCGCTTACATTATTTAGTATTCCTAATCGTTCATTGTAATATTCTATCGATTCTAATTTTTGTTTAAAATTTGCAACACGATGTGCCGCGGATGAATAATAAACATAATTAGGAAATGCTGTATAATCAATTCCTAATTCAACACCTGCGATAGATCCGGAGAAAAATGAATCTACAATTTTTTGAGATGTTGAAATATTAGTTCCTAACAATTGATTCCAATTTAAAAAATCGGTTTCAGTTATAGTAGTATAACCACTTTCAATTTCAAAATTAGGACCTCGTAATTTACTTATCGGCGTGGACGGAGCTAACTGATCTAAACTTATATTATCAATCCATGAATCAGTAAGTTGTTCAACAATGTTAACACGAGTTAAATCAGTTAATTCATTTGGTAATACCTGACTTACGCGTACTGCTAGTACATTATCATCTAAATAACGTTTGTAATTAAGAATTTTAAATATTTGATTTTCGCCAAAATTTAATGCAAAATCACGTTCATATGCTTTAGGATATGCCGTTAAAAAATCTTGTACAATTGTACGTGGTCTGGTATCATTTGCTCGAGGCGAAAATTGTTTTAATAAAACTTCTAAACCATCTGATGATGTTTCAACGACTTTTAAAGTTGGATACTCATAATCGCCGGTGATACTGTAATGTACATTGACAACTACTCTAAAAAATCCTCGTTTAATACCATACTTAGCAAATACAGATACATAATCAATATATATCTTATCACCACGTTGTACAAAATCTGTTATAGGTCCACCAGCTAAATATGTCTCATTCGTCGGTGTATAAATATGAACTTCTACATCTGGCGTAAATTCTGGACGTACTACTACTTCATCTAAATCTAATTCTGCGATTGCAGATTGATTCCATAACACACCCCGTACTAATCCAGGTTCGGATCGTATTTCTTCAATATTTGTAAATCTACTTAATGGCATACATTAATAAATATCAACTAATTGACTTTACGGGTTAATATGCATTTTCAGAACGAAAATCGAAAAATCCGGGGTCACCTATCCATTTATTAACACGTGATTTTGCAGATTCTGACCATTCAATATAATATTTTTTATTACGACTCTGCACCCGTTGACGTACAAACTGTATTGATGCAACCACGCCAGATATCAAATCACGATGCCGTCTCTCAATATATCTATTAAGTTTATCATAGTAATCAAACATGTCTTCATCAAATGAATCAATAGCCGCTTCACAATTTTTTACGATGGCATCTAATGCTATAGCTTCTTCTATTGTATCACAATCCAATATTGTTTGATCTAAATTTGCAATTACTTGTTCAATTTCTACAACCGCTGACTGTACAGTTATGATAAATCTATCTGCCTCTTTACATATACTTACTAAATCTTTTGGCTGTGCATTGCCACTAAATTGTGGCCAAAAATCTTCTGGCGCTTTTGGTACATTATCATAATTTGGATGAAACTTATTTGGATCAAAAATAAACTCCATAATATATTGTGCCATCGTCGCTCGAAAATATCTTGGATCTTTCATTTGTTGATCTGATCGGTTACCTGATCTTTTACTTTCCGGCCGTTGATATCTTTGAGCACCGACGGTTTCGACATCTATGCCAAGACCGGCTCTTTGCATTGCTTCTACTTCACTTTGTGTTATTAAACGTACACCATCTTCGACTCGCGGCCCATATCCTAGTATTAATGCCGCACCCTTCGGATCATCTCCTCGAGTATTTACATGCCATGTTATTCTATTCGATGGTAACCAGAACATTTCATTTTCTGATGTTTCTGTTCGCATCGAATCTCGTATTATCTGTCCTTCGGTCTCAACTAATTTAAAAAACGCATCTTGCACGCCTTTTGTATCAATACCTTTTTTACTTAATTCTTTTTTAAGTTGCCATGATTTATTTCCGACATTAGCAGTTTCATATAAAATATTTTGAGCATCACCATCCGGGCCAAATAATCTTTGTAGTTTATTGACATATCCTCCATTACCGATAATGTTCATGCGACGACGAAATTCAGCTGCTTTAGCCGCTAATGGTATAGATTTTTCGATAATTGCATCTTTATATTGGGATAATATTGCCTGAGCCGCGGCCTGATCAGATAATATCTGAACTGTTTGTTTCATCTGCGGACGGCGATTATAATATACTAAACTACCGGCCGGTTCATACGGTGATAATTCCTCTACATTAAACATACCATTTGGTGCAAATTCATTTACATACTGTTCATATTCGGTAATATCTAAACGATTAACTTCCGCTACTTTTGGAAAAAATATCCAGTCCGGATCTGTTTCGCCGCCTAATACATCTACTGCACCTTGACGTACCATAGTATTAACAATACCTAACAAATCTCGTAATGCTTCGTATTGTTCATTATCTAATAAATCAATATTCTCATCTTCGATTAATCCGGATATATCTTCCAATCCGGAATTATAATCTAATAAATTAATGTCTAAGTTTCTAGCAATTTTTTTAAGAGTACTTAATGATATTACTTGTTTAGCATGGCCGAACATTACAAAACTTAAATTAAAAAATAAATCATCAAATGTTATATTTTCTGAACCATTACCTATTTCAAGATTAAACAACGTACTAGTAGTTGCCGATGACCATGTCGGAAGAATTAATCGGCCTTCATATTTAGCACGCAATCGCTCAACATCAGTCTGATAAAATACCTGATCAAAATATAAATCATTTGGATCTGCATCAACCCATGGTGCCGTCTGCACAGCCGGATCAAATTCTGGATCATCGCGTCTAATTCGAGCTTCTCGAGGCGTAACTGTACGCGTTAATAATTCATTACCAATAGAATATGTTTCTGTAAATCCAGGAACACGATCAGCTTCCGGACGCATATAATCGCCTGGATCGCGTAAAAATTGTTCAGCGGTAGTTGTTTTACCCGGTCGATATCCGGATAAGAACCTTGTTTTATATGTCCACGCTCCGGCTTTACTGACAATTGATCGATCTACAAATTCATCTAATAATGTAGGCGGTGTTAAAGATACACCATTTTCATCTTCAAGTGCATAATCTTTATATCTTCCATCTAATCGTAAATCATATCTAGCAATATCTTCTACAGTCGCAATTCCAATATCATTATATGTTAATCCGCGTTCTACTAACATATATTCCAATGTTTTGTAGTTAGGAATCGGACGACCCTGATCACGCTCAATATACCATACACAGAACACATTACGAATAACATCATCATCATCCATACCACTAGCAATCATTTCTGTAATTAATTCAGGTCCTGATTGTACATATCGGTCATGCCAGTCTAATGGAATGTTGTCAATATCAACTGGTATTAAAAATAATCCGGATGTCGGAGGTACTGGAAATCCCGGTACGGTGAAATCTGCTACGAAATATGCAAATTCGTCTTCCAGTATTTCATCTAATTCGTTATCTTCAATACCGGGTAATAGTTTTGATAATTCATATTCACCATATGATGCCGATACATCCGCATCAATTTCTAATAATTTAGTTACCTTACTTCGTTGTGCAATTGATGTGACTGGTTTTGGTTCTGGTCGATTTGTCGTCGATATCATTCCTTGCTGAAATAATTCATCATTAGGAAATTCATCACGTAAGGCACGAATAATGATATCATTGACTTTGATATCACGTAATTCTGCTGGCCGGCCGGAAAACTGATTACTATCTGCCATTATATCGCTCTACTTTAAAATAATATCCATTGTCATGTATTTGTACATCATCTCCACCATCACGCTCTACCTTTAACATAATTCTATAATAACGTTCTGGCATAAATGAATTCATATCTAATTTAAAAAACGAACCTTCTGCATCACATGATATCTGCGTTGCTTTTGTATTATACGGTATCAATGTTTGATTTGTATATGCATCGACTATAGTATAATAACTCGATGTAGGTAAACGATATTCAGTTAAATATACCGAACCTGTACCATACGTACGAGTAGGATATTCTGGTCTTACACCAATTCGGAATTTTGCTTTATCCTCGGTACGGTATGTCGGTCTTATATTTTTAAAATATGGTACATATGTCTCAGAAGAAATTTCGTTTAACGATGCAGTACCGGTTAGTATTGAATCATTCCATGATACTTCTAATCTTGGAATAAAAATAGTATGCGTTTCATTTCCATAATATTTAATACTACCTAATATATCACCAGACCGTTCATCAGCCTTAGGACGTTTAAGTATCAATCCATTATTAGGAATTGTCTTTTTTAACCATTTTGATACTATATCAGTGATATTCATACGAACATCTAAGTCGGTAGGAAATGAAAAAGATTGACTAGCTTCAAATCCTGACCCGGTAATCCATGTACCACCGCCTTTTAATTCTGTCGTAGAATAATCATTTTTACTATGAGCTGATCCAGTATTCCATCTCGTCCCTGGTTCATCCGCATCACGGTAATACCATGACACGCCTTTTTTAGAAATTGGATTATCGTTTAAATTTCCATTACCCATTGTCCAGGATTGTGATACCGGAAATGCTTTTAATTGAAAAGATAAAGGTAAATCAGTAGCATCCGCGGCTACCATAGTCAAATATACAGATGCAGATTTTGGTGAATTACCGACCTTAGGAATTTTACCAGTTGCTATTGATTGCGACAATACAGTAAGTTGATTTCCAAAATCTATTAATATACGTGTATTATATGTTTTTGCTTGTACTACACCTTCTAATTTACTTCCAGACGCAATTTTTGTTATTTCTAATATCGGATCTATACCCGTGTTTTGGGTAGGTATGCGTTCATACAACGTTGTATCTTTTTCAATATAAAATAGTTTATACATAGTACACTTCCAAAAATTAGCTTATAATTCTACCTTTAATATCTACATCAGGATTTCTGATTTCAAATATCATTGGATCTAAGCTTGGGTAAATAATACCATTCTTTGTAGCCGCATTCAAATCATATACATACTGAGAATATCCCAATGCCGTGTTATATAAATTAACTAATTCAAAACGAGCTACGGTTTGTACACCACGCACTTTATCCAATTCAGACATGATATTAGGTATTATAATAGGTGCATTGATCTGCATCCGGTCAACATTGAATAGT